CTTCCGGATGTTGATGTTTTACCAGTGAGAACCGCGCTTCCCGGAAATTGCCTGATCAGCTCATCCAGTATCACATGATGATGAGCGAAAACGACAACCTTTTTAGTCTCGAGCAATACTGATTTTATATGCGATATTACTTGCGGGAGTTTCGCGACTGCGGTAGCCTTACGAAGCTCTGCCATTTTAGATAGATCAGTCAACCGAGCTTGATTAAGTTTCTGCACAGCGTCCTTGTATGCATCTGTATTATCAGACTTCCGAAGAGAATCAACCTTACTTACTAGAGATTTAATACGAGCTTTTTTTCGATCATACTCCAATAACTCTTGAGCAACAACTCTTCTGCATTCTGGAGAGTTACAATCAAGCTCAATCACCTGTCTAAACTTACTCGGGAGATCGGTCAATACTTCAGACTTCAAACGCCTGATCATAAACGAAGACCTCATTTTTTCCTGCAATTCATCAAGGTTAGATGCGCCTGTATCGACATACTGACCATAATCATTTTTATATGCTGCGCAATACCTCCGTTTAAATATCGTCTGATTGCGCCATTGTACTGAATCGAGCGATGATATCAATGTCCAGATCTCCTTCACCCGGTTAGGGATTGGAGTCCCCGTCAGATAAACCAGCTTTGCATCACCCTCAATAATCCCGCCCTTATATTCAAAAGTCTTTTTCCCGAGGATTACTTTGGTCCATCCCGTTTTAGAATTCTTCAATCGATGCGCTTCGTCGCAGACTATCATCTCCCAATCGAACGCTTTTAATTGTTCTGGAAATTTCTTCACGATGTCATAATTAATGATCACGATTTCCGCTTTCGGAATCCGCTTCATTTTCGAATCTACAATAACGATGCTGTGCCTTCGCACCATCCATTTTGTAATTTCATTATACCAGTTCCGCTTCAGTGATGCCGGGCAGATAATCAGCACCGGATATTTATATAGTTTATCAAACGAATCAGAGTTCATGTCCGAGCTTAATTCACCATCGCACAAATTCATATACCCGATGACCTGAATAGTCTTCCCCAATCCCATCTCATCCCCGAGGAGTACATTACCCCGGTTATTAATAAAGTCTATCCCTGCTCGCTGAAAGGGCATGTATACAAGCCCTTTCGGTGATGGGATATCAACATCAGCATCCAGTGCGCGGGATGATACAATCTTTTTTTCCTTTTCAATGATTGGTGTTATTCCTAATCCGGTGAGAACCTCCCGGCAGGTATCGTCGCAGGAGTCAAACAGCTTAACAGCTCTTCGAGGATCGCGAGTGAACCAGAGTTTCGAATCGCCATCCCAATAAAACCCCGCATCTTTCAAGGTATGTCGCTCACGAAAATCAGACTGAGCGACATACCTGTCGTTGTCGAAACAAATTATCAAGCTACTTCCTTGCGCTCGTCCTCGATCTGAGCCTTAGATTTATGCTTGTTTGGAATCACCTCTAAATCGAGAGTCAGTTGCGCTCGCTTTCCCTCGATGTAATCCTCGGCTCGCTTGCAAAGTCGAGCAAGGATCTTGACGCATTCGAGCGGGAGATAGTGAGTCTTATTATCACCATCAGCCTCCTCGTCGGATGGTCCGCCAGATTCTTCCGGCTTTGATTTAACACCTCGAGCAACAGGTCTCTGCGGTGTTGTAAATTCAAATGGTTCAGATGAATTTGCCATTGGCTTGATCGCTACAAAGCTAACGAAAACCATATCATCATCAAGGTTGAATCTTACATCCTTGATAGCAATATCCGAGTCCCATCCCTGTTCACTCACCTCAACCAAGTCTGCAATATATTGGTTGAGAGAGTGCATCGTTTTCCTGAACAGCGGATCAGGTGCGCCCTTTGATTCTAACGTGTAATTTACAACCGTCAAATCAGGTTGCTCAACGTAGTACTTCAGGCACACCTTTTCTCCATCGATCCGAATAAGTGTAAAGTCCCGCACTAATCCTCCTTTTTTATGAACAGTAGCACTGTCTTTTCGTCCCATAGGTATTGAATCTCAGAAGAATCTATGGGACCAACCTCATCTAATGTTGTATCGTTACATGAGCGATGGTCCCGAACGTCTTGCAGTGTTTTTAAATTCGAGATTTCTTCTATAATTTCAAGGACATTTGGATAATGCTCATCCCGCAAATCACATTGAGATAACCTACATCCGTCACAAACAAAGTCGTTCGGGCATTCAAAGGTGTTTGACATTTAATCATCCCTCCTTAAATCTTTCCGAGAATCTTTTTCCGCATATCGATTATCGAATTCAGTTTTTTAGATTCAGCATCTCCGAGTGCGAAGATGAAACCACCATACTCCTCAGATAACGATGCTATCTCCGCCTCCGATGCTGATTTGAACTTAGTCGCGATATCTGTAAACGTAGGCTGACCGGGATCAACCTTTTGGTCTGCGGTATCAGGTCCGGGAGTCTCTGCTGGATTTTCAACCGGAGTCTCGCCTGACTTGTTATTAAATCCGGCATGTACTGTATCAACCGCTTTTTGTATAAACTTTCTTGATTGCTCTGAGTACATTTTCAGAGTCGGTTCAGATGCAAGCCATTGATCCCAAACATCAATCTCGTTCCACGTTTTAGCCTGAAGGATCAGGTCGCGCGCTCGCTGTGATAATGTTTGAACAATCTTTTTCTTATCGTCAACGATGATCGATCCGCTCAATGCAGCATCCAAGTTGCGAAGAGATTCTTCCTTAACCGTAAATGTCCCGAAGTCTGGGGATCGTAACACCTCGTTAATAAACCCCTGCACATCGAACGGTGTCCGCGCTGGTTGAGCCGGAGTCTGGTCTACCGGAGGAGCAAATGTTTTCTGCGCTGGCGGTGGAGTCTGTTGTTGCTGCGCTGGTGGTGCAGATGGTGGTTGATTGTTGATCTGATTAACTGGACGCTGTTGTTGTTGCTTCCGCGCTGGTGGTCGCTGGTTCTGATTCTGCGGTGGTCGTTGCGTGTTGTTGCCACTCACATTGTCTCCGGATTCCTTATCGTGTCCAACATCGAGCGCGGATGAGATAAGGAACATCATTGAAAGCCCGTACTTTTTCGCGCCAGTATATGCGATGTACGTCCCTTTATCTCCGCCATCCTGACCGTATCCATAAACAACGATTGACTCTTTCTCTTCCGGATTGTCAGCGTTAACAATCTTGACCTTGAGTCTTACCTCCTCAATAAACTCAATTTTTCCCTTTGATGTTGTTACCTGTCTCCAAGTCCCGTGCTTGACTGGAGTACAGATAATGGCGATTGAGTACTTAATAAGCAGGGGTCTCAACACACTCATTATGTCATCCTCGGTTGAGTAATAATACCCGCTAAACTTATTGTGACCGCTTTGAGGTGCGGTTTCAATCTCCGCCTGTATCCGGTTGAGCTTCTGGTAGAGATTTAATCCCGCGACAGGAGTAATGTCGACAGGATCGTTTTTCTCTTCAATTTTCTTTTTTCCCATTATCTAATCCTTAGATGTTTGCCTTTCGTGACCCAAATATAATCAATTGGAATCCCGGCTTCCTCTAAGTCGTTGCCGAGAATATTGAACTCGCTTACTTCCTTCGTGCAGTCTTCACCGCTCTCTTTCATCTGCGCGATCTTCGTGTTGAGATCTTGATGTCTGAATACTGATTCGAGATGCTCGATAACCAGCGCGACGAGATATTTTTTATCAAGTTCGACCTTCTCGAGCTTCATCGCTTCCGGGATATCAAGATCAGTTCCCATCCATTCAACACTCGGCTGAGAATTGTTCACAACCGATACGACGGCGGTTGGTGTCTCAACTTTGGTTTTCTTGACCAGCTCGAGGTAATAAAGCAACCTCGCTTTTAATGAATCAACTAATGAGACTCGCGTTTTTTTCAGAGCTGATATCCGCTTAACTTCACCACCAGCCTCCTTTGCTCGCGCGTCGTTATGATTGATAACATAAACGTAATTCTCGACCTTTTTCTCGAGCTTCTCCTCGGAGGCATCAAGTCTTTCGATCAACTCCTCGGTAAGCTCGCCTCCATTGTCAAGCAAGACAGCCTCGATGGACTTCATTTCATCAGTGATATCAAACAACCGATCTTTCATATCGACCCCTTAATCCTTAAATTTCAGTTCTGAAGATTCAACCCGGTTGTCTGCTTTGACCGCTCCTGCTTCAATCACGATCCCGACCTTGCCAGTCTCGTCAACCCGCTCGACAATACATTGAATATTATTTTCTTTACAGAAAGCATCAATTCCGGCCATAGTCTCAGAGTCAAGTGATTCTCCCCGCTCGATGAAAATCGTTTTAATCTGCGGGTCCTGTTTAACCACAAGCTCGAGTCCGATCAAGACACTTTCCGATTCTGCTATACTTTGAAGCCTGATTCGTTTGTATAGCAATCCATCACCATCAGGATCAAGCGTGAGTCCCTTAACCGGGGAGTTCTCATCAGTGAGTAATCTCGCTTTGTCATCGTTGAGCTTCCGGATCTTCGCTGTATGCTCTTTTGAATTTTTATCAACAGATTCAACCTCAGCGACGAGCTTGAGGTATTCAATTTTCTGCCTGATCGGTTCGTTCAGTGCGTTGATGTTTTTTAGCTCTTCGCGGATCGGATCGATCGGAATGTCATCGGCAAGCCCATTCGCTTCAGCGGAGATCATCTCGTAATATTCTGAGGCATCCTCAGCGTACCCTTTTACCTGAATCAGACTATCTCTTGCTTCTTTCAGCGCGATTTCGAGATTCGATACCTTTGCCTCATCGGAAGTAACATCCTCGCCAAGCTCGATCATCTTATCATATGCGGATGATTTCTCATCCCGGATGCGCTTGTTGCTTTCGTTTTTCTTTTCAGCCTGTTGCATCCGATCAAAAATACTGTCGGCTGATTTCAGCTCGGGGTCCGTTTCTTCATCAGGTGTTGGGAGCTTAGCTACCCGAGCATTGAGTGACCGCAGATCTGCATTGATGAGCTTTCGCTGTTCATCGATTTGCGATTGCTTCTGCTCGATCTCAAATAGCTCGTCGCGCTTCCCGATCGCTTGAAGGAGGAGTTCGACCTGCTTCCGTCTGCCCTCGGCAGTTTTGGAATTTTCCTGAGAGAAAGTCCTCAAATCAAATGATGATGGTCCGATGAGCTTTTTAAGGAGGGCTTGTGGAGATGAATACTTTGCTTTGTTGGCATTCGTGATGGTGAGCGTTTGCTTACCGTCCTTCGGGCAGGAGATCACAATCTCCGTTTTATCGTCCAGCGTGACGCTGAGCTTCGCTTTGTCCATGCCCTTATAAACTGGATCATCAGGCTTGATCTTCCCGCCCGAGAGCAAGTATACCATCGACTTCACGACCGATGATTTTCCTTGCTTGTTTTTGCCAGTTATTTGAACAATCCCACTCTCCGGGGAGAACCCAAGCTCGATAGCTTCGAGCCTTAAAAATCCTTCCACCTTGAGAGCAATTACATGTGTGCCTTCGATTGGCATACTTAGACCCCTTTAAAATCAGACAAGCGCAACATCTCTTTAGGTTGGGGTCGATAACCAGTGAGGAAATTGCGCTTGACTTTGAAAACTTGGAGTTACCTCACATGACGTATGTAAGGCGTATACTGGTTATCGACACTTAAAAATACAATCTTTTAATGTGCTATGCAATAGATAATTCTTCACTTGCCACGATATTTGAAAAAAAGTTGCCCCGGGCGGGTCAAGTCCGGGGCATGGTCCGGATCGTCACTCCGAACCGGGAGGTGCCATCTCTGGCAAGGAGAATCTTTGTTGCGGAGGCTGGATTCGAACCAGCGACCTCGAGGTTATGAGCCTCGTGAGCTACCTCTGCTCTACCCCGCAAATCAAATATAGCAATTATTCATTCAATTGTCAATGCACCAGATCGTCGTTTTAAGGCATATCTACGCAACGAACGGCTCGGGATGAGAAACAATACGCTTCAGGACGTTTTATTCGCAATCAGGTTGTGTACGTCGCAAGCCTGACGGAACATTTCACGAAGGATGTCAGCGTCAATGTCCGGACACGTTTTATGTTCATCAATTTCGTAGTGGCCCATAACTTTTGTGTCCGGGGTAATTATCCCTTTCTGAAGCAAACTGAACATGAGATTCTTTGCTGATATCAATTGCCTTCCAGTTACCATCCCTTTCCCTACAAAGCAAATTCCGATCGAGTTCCAATTATAACCAGCAACGTGCGCCCCGGGCGTGTTAAATGGTCGACCGGATTCGATTCTTCCATCATCAAGAATCACTGGCCTTTTATTAACAAATGAATCCTGATCCTTATAGGGATTCAGAATCACCCAGTGATAGCCGATATCATCCCATCCGTTTCCATCGATATGCCAGCGACGAATCTCATCAGCATCACCACAATCGGAAACGGAGATATGAAAAATGAGGTAATCGATACGCCTCACTATTCACTTTTTCCAAATAGTTTTATTAAACACTAATACTGCTGCTGTGATGATTGCATCAACAAGCAATTCAAGAACTTTCCCGTCAAATGGTTCAAGGAAAAATGGTAACGAAATCATATCATCGATATGCTGAATCAGTTTATACTCCTTGTCGAAGTAACTGAATGCCTCTTTTACGAGCGCATGCTTTGCTTCGCCATTTCCGGGATCAATAATAATTGATTCTGCGGATTCAACAAGTGATGAAATGAGATCCGTAACCTCATTAAGACTAAATTCACCTGTAAACAAATTCTCCCAATAATTCCTTACTTCATCCACTGACTCAATTATTCTGTCTAGGTACGTAGACATTTGACTTAACCTCCGTTTTTTAATGTTGCGTTTGGTCTATTGTAAATAGGACCAGTAAATTGGGCTTGAAAACTCCACCCACTCACCCTCAGACAGCCACCACCACCCGCCTGATTCGTATTTATAAACTCCACTCATTACCTTAAAAGAGTGACCAGCACAATTTACTGGTATCCCTTCGTTTGGTAGCGGGGCCTTTGAGGGAATTAAACAGTTCCATGTGTTTCTCATTTCTTAAGCCTGTATTTTTTTTCTTCGGCAGTACTTTTGAAACGTAGATCCTTCAACCCTTTGACTATTGAATCATAGAGACGATCAGGATTGATATTGAGCTTTGCAGCAATAATTGATATTGAGATATCCACCATCGTTGTCCGGAATGCGTTTTTAATTGACTCCTCGCTTTTACCAGAAATAACAGGGATATCAAATGCTCCGAGTAGTTTATTCATCCGGGACATAAATCGATATGCCACTCTACGGAGTTTTTTTCTATTCAAGAACTTCGCGATCGCAAATAAAATCACAACAGATAACAAGCCTCCACCACCGACTGCCAACGGATCATTAATGGCTAGATCCCCGACAACAGGTATACCCAAAACCAGCTCTTTGATTAAGGATAAATCCATAGGTCACTCCTTTTTAGTTCGCTCGTCTATTCGCTCCATCATACCCATCATTTTATTCAATGATTTTTGAAACTCATTGAATTGATCGTGCTGCTTGTTCTGTGCATCCTTGATCTCGGTGATGTCAGATTCAATGTTTTTAATCTTGACATTTACTGGATCGAGATGGAGTGCAACAGACTTCGTTACGCCATCTCGATCAACCGCATCTTTATATGTAGAGGTAACAAACTCCTTACTGGCCTTCTTTGCCTCAAGAGTCTTGAGTGAATCATTAGTTTGCGACCACAACACCCCAATTAGGAGAAGAAGTATGCCCGTCAATCCACCAAGCATCGACCACATTTGCTTATTGCTCATAGTAATCGAACCCCGATTTTGTATGAAAGACTGTATGTTTGCTTGTCTCCGCTCGTGTAATACCTGAAGACAACTTTGTGCTTGACCTTACCACGTTTCACTGGTAGCGTTTCGACATTGATATCCCATATAGGAGCTTCACCATAAATCAATGTGAGATTGCATCTTCCATCTTCTCCCGGCATTGGAATCCTTAAATCAAAGGCTACATTGGGCGATCGGTACGATGTTGCTTTTACCCCAAGACCTGCACCAAATATAATTTCACGACGCGCACTATTAATGTAACTCGCTGACCATCCCAATGTAAAGATTTGATCATCGATTTTCTGAGCTTCTTTGTAATGGGTCCGGAATTCTGATTTGATCAGATAGAATGGAAGCAGATAGGTCAACCGTGCTTTGTGTTCAGAATATTCAATCCCATTCTCTCGCTCAACGGCACCCATCAAGGAGCATGAAAATTTATTAATCCCATACCGATCTTCTGATACATTGATCAGGAACTCATTTGCAACGTACCAATCGAAAACATTAACATCATCTTGATTGGGAGTGCGAATCGAAATCTCTGTTTCCGAATCCAAAGAGCTTATTGAATAACAAATATTTGATACTGCAAGGAAAAGTATTGCTACCAACAATATCCTTTTAAATCCCATATTATACACTCCTGTAAACTTAATGAATAAAGAACCTGTTCTATCTGAAATGCAACCTTTATAACCATATAGTCAACCGGGTATCGTTACTCTTCATCCCGATACCACCGACCATCAGGATCATCTACAATCAGTCTCATCTCGAATTTTGAGTAACTTTTATACATCACAAAACATTCAGGGATGCTAGTACCTCGATATGAAAAAAGCGTCAGCACTCCATCAATAGAAACTCTTGCGGATCCATTATCCTTCTGGTGCGAATTTACATACATCTCATCGGTGATATCGGCTGTCGGAATAATTAGATATACCGTAGTGTCATCTGCCAACGAAATTGAGACAACCGCCAATATGAGTATCATTATAATTAGTTTCATTGCGTATCCTTATGGATTTGATGGAACGTCGAGTTCATAATCCGAATTGTCCATGTTATTGAGAGTGCAATCATAAGAATTGGTTGACATGTCATAAACCTTTGCTCCTGTTCCCCCTTCTGTACCATCACCATTTCTTAGCCAAACTAATAAGCTTGAAGAACTAACATAATTACCAGAGTTCGATGATAAGTCAGTTGGATTTCCAGAATTATACAATGCAACCACCTCGCTCAATCCCAATGCGACACCTGTCCAAATAGCAATCTCGTCAGCATTGCCTCCCGAGAAACTAGAAGTTCCGTCGCCACGAGTAGATACCTTGACAGAAGACATACCACCATAGCCAGTAACAACAGCAGATGTGCCTTTTGAAGATCCATCAACGAAACCTTCAAAAGTCTCTGCGCTCTTGTTCCAGCTCATTACAAAGTGATGCCAAGCATTATCATCATAATCAGTAACCAATCCAACAGTTTTCGATCTCATCCAGAACATAGACCCACCAACAGCTAAACCCCAATCAGTAGCGTAAGAAGGTGGGTTTGCATGAGATTGAGCCATTAAGTAGTCGCCCTCGCCCACAGGAATTTTAGCCCACATCTGAACAGTAAAGTCGGATGTACCTGACAGATCTAAAGTTAATGTTACGATGTCACCAAAGTCATCTATCGAGTCGAAGTTCAAAGAGTACTCATTTACAAATGCCAACGATGACCCAACAACAACATCCTGATATGCCCCGTTCGCAACCACAACATCAAATGACTTCGAGTTATCAATTACAATATCTCGATATTGAGCCGTCGCTGTGATCGGCAGGAATAGTGCAAGGATCAGTATTAGGTTAAGATATCGCATCTTATATCCTGTGCAAATTTATGTTCGCATGTTCATAGCTGAAGTTCTGCGTGTCTTGAGTATTCTTAATCTGAGTCCACACCCGATCACCAGCAGCGACCGTAATAAGTGCAGAAGATCCCGCGCCATTGTGGAGATTCGCGGTTGTGATAATTTCTATTGCAATCTCATCAATGTGGGTCGAATTGATCACGCCTTCAATCTTGTACTCTTTAGATGGTTGCGCTCCGCTACTACCAGAAAAACTCATGTTCATAAGATATCTCCCCGCAGCAGTAGCCCCGGCAAGGAGGTAATCACCCTCGTCCCATGTGCAAGCCTCATCGCCGACGTAGGCGATTGCGACGGTGAAATTGTTCGCATCAACGTATGTGACAACAGATGATCCCATGTGATTCACGGATTGAACATTCACGTAATCACCAGATATCAGACCATGATCTGTATCCGCAATATTAATCGCAGTCCCACCCGAGTTTGTTATGGCTCCTGATCCATTAGATCCAGCGACAAATGTCCAATCACACAGTTCGCCAGCCTCAAGAACACCATTGACCGCATAGTATTGGTTAGCTATTGCGACCGTCAATTCGCCCGATGATTCATACATCCACATCTCGCCATGACATGCTTGATTGCCGGTAACATGTAGCGCACCAGCAATATTCACATCCCCGGGGAGATCAACATCATTGTTAGCATCAGCACCGCCAATGGTCTGCCCGAAACAAATTATCGGGATTAGCAGTATTAAGAGTAATTTATTCATCTCATCCCCTAATCGTTATCGTTATCTGACCGATACCTCTCGACCCAAGCTGCACCAGTCCACCGGAATGAAATGACATCATTAATCCCTAAAGCGAAGCTCACATCACCTGCCATCTCAAGGGTTGTCCCGGCAACAGTAGTTTCATCCTGAAGCGTGATAGTGTTCGCGTCGTCAAGCCCGATCAATTCAATCACCTGACCTGCTGCAACTCCAGCGACAATTGTTGGAGTAGATGTCATTGTTACCGCTCCACCAGAACCTCCAATAAACTCAAGTTCATGCGTAGAGATGATGGTCTCAGCAGCGAGATACAGGCTGTCTGTCGGAGGGGTAGATATGTACTTGCCCACATTATAGATGTCAGTAAAGTGCGATGTTCCATTGTTCCTGATATCACCAGTGACATGAAGGATAGTGTTTATATCAACCCGCGAGCTATCAAACGCACCCGCGCCATCGTAGGCAGTATATATCTCAATCAGTCCGGAGTTCCCGACCTTAAACTGATAAGACAACTCTCCTAATGCGACCGAACCGCCAGCCTGAGTCAACGTGTCCATGTTGGCAAGAGCGATATTAGACCCCGGTACAATATCGAGCAATCCCATCACTAGATCAGATCCGGTGACCAATTCATCCGAAGCATTGATCTTGATCATATCAAGCCAAGCATCATCTGCATTGTTGTAGGCTTGCAGATAAACATCATTAGCCATCTGCAGATTGCTGGCGAGATATACAATTCCGGTAGTGTCAACAGAGAACATCGTTGTCCCGTTGACATTCACTTGCAAGATATTAAGCTCTGTACCGGGATCGATTCTGACCGTATCACCATCAGAGACGAGATACAGCGTTCCGTCGATCGTTAATGGATTACCGAGGTGAACGAGATGGCCATTACCTCCTCGACCATACCTGAGCTGCTGACCTCGCTGTGCAAATCCGGTCGACGCTATTATCACCAACAGGAGAATGATTGTCCAAATTCTTAATGAGCGCATACTACTCTCCACTTGTAGATTGGTGTCTCGCGCATGTCGTCAACGGATTCAATTGTGATATCAATAATCCCCGATGGCGGGATCTTGATATTGTATATCCACCATGCCCCGATCATTCTTGCTGTTGAGATAGGACCGATAAGCTCTTCATATGTCCATATCCCATAATCCTCTGAATTCCACTTTCCGTCCTGAGCCACGACATTTGAGGTATCTGCGAACCATGCAGAGTAAGAATTATCAGAGTCATCAACATTGAGCATATACTGAACTATTATTTTGGCAAATCCAACACTATCAGGAATAGCACTATCAGGGTCATCAGGAAGGATGTACTCCCCGTATCCAGTAACAGTCCCGTCGACATAAGAGTTCGAGTCAGCCCGAAGCCATAGCCAGCACATTGTTGGATCTTGCCATGTCACTGAATCAAATTTTGTCCAATTAGGATAAGTACCCATAGAATCAGCATCCAGCCATCCAACATTAAGCGGTCCGGTTGTCATAATCGAATCGAACCCGGTTGAATCGACACCTCCGGCAGGACTGATTGTATCTTGCCCCTCAAAATAAAAATAGGAGTGTTCACCACCCATCATGAAGGCTTCGCGGTACTCGGTAACATTCGGATTTTTAACCGGAGTCGCGGAATCGGAGATCGAGGAGACCAGCATCAATGCCACGAATATTGTTAATGTTAAAATCAGTCTTTTCATTTAGTACACCTCGATGTTTTTCACAATTTCCAATGAAACTGCGTCTTCTAAAAATGTTAATGATCCCGGAGTCGGATCGGAGTTCCATATCAAGATTTCAAGCTCGTATCGAGTCCCAACGGTAAGCCCTGATGAAACATCAATTTCAAGCACAACATCCTCGTAACTTGCGTTTGTTGTTGATCCAGTTGCGTTTTTCCCGGACACCTCGGACCCGCCTCTGGTGGTAAGAGATCCCTTCACATATCCAGTGTCAGCATCAATTTTTATCGCACACGTTATAATAAGTGTTTGATATCCGGTTCGATGCTTGTACATAATCCGTTTTTTTACAATTGGAGTTACATCGCTTTGCTTAAAATCAGCAGCACTAAACTCGGCAGCCACAGCATCGTCAGCCGTTCCCGCTTGATAAGATGGATTTGAAAGAGTTTCGTATTGAACCAGCTCATCACCAAGATCATCTCTATCTGGAGGGATTTGACCTTGACCCCAAATGTTTGAGAATACTGGATCACTTGAATACTTGACGTTGCTATCATCAACAGCAACAAACACAAAGTAAAGATCCGATACAGTCTCGAAATCAAAGGCATTTCCCTCACCGCTTCTTATCAATATCCGGTTATAATTGTCGCGCAGATAATCCAACTCGGCAGCGGTTATTGATCCAACAGAAACATTCGGCTGACTTTCACCGCTGAATATTTCCCAACGAGTAGGGTTGCCTTGATTCGTGACATCCATCTCAAAACCGAGTCGGAGTCTTGTTGAAACGATCCTATTTACACCTCTGATCTGTCGCTGTATCGTCACACTTCCACTTACAACCGGAGATCCAGTGAATGTACCTCCGCCCTCAAGGTTCGTTACGCGAGTATTAAGAGCATCAAATTCGTCAAATCGCACAGCTTCTTTTGTCAATGTTGCTGCAGCGAGTCCTGTGATGACGATATCATTGCCATCTTTATCTTGAATGTCAATAGATCCCGCGATGAATCTGAATATCCGGTTCGCGCTCTTGGCAGCATTAGCAGCCTGAATACTCAATACGGTCGTTGTCGACGTGACTATATGAAATACAGTATCATCAGATCCGGGCTTGACCATCATTGCAGGATGCTCATTACCGGATGTGTCTGCTTTGTGATTAGACCCATCAAGATTCTGGATCGTGTTGTCCGGGGCATTGATTACTTTTGCTGTCAATGTCTGTGTCTCATCAACGCCAACGAGCGCAGTAGCAGATCCATGAGTCGTTGTGTCAGCGATGTGAGTCTCGAGATCCGTTGCTGTTTTAATATCAGCAAGCATCAAATTGTCTTGAATGATGGTTTCTGTTGTGCCACCATCAGAAGATTTGACTATTTTATATATTACCGTTGGGTCCCATATGTTTGTGTCATCAATGTCGTATGTAAAACCGTACTGATTTACAGAGAATGCGCCAACGACATGATTCGGGACATCATCAAGCCATGCCTCGCTCGACCTGAATAAGTGAACAGCGTAACCCGTTAGCTCTGTTGAACTGAATATCTTTTTTACATTGGTAGCCATCGTATATTCCTTAGAAAATTAACGGATAAATTGCATCAGCAAGAGCCGTACCCGATCCGATCGCCCCTGAGATATCAGTCACCAATTCAACCCCAATAAATCTCACAGAAGGGGCATGCCCGAGATACATATTACCGGGAGATCCGAACCTCAACTCAGCGGAAGTATCATAAATCATATTATAAACATCTTCGACATCATCATGAGGCTGTATCCTTAACGGAAGTGTTGATAAATTGCAAACGCTGATAAAAGCTCGCAATCGATTTGCAACATCAGCATCGATGTGACCCCACCCCAAAGTGAGAATTGGTCTCCATCCATCCTGAGTATTGATTACGCGATTCTTCATATTTCCATTTTCATCCCACTCAATCACTGTTTTTGATGTTGGCCCACCATCAAATCTTTCTGCGCGAAAGGTCAGGTCTATCGTAGCAGGATGAGGAAATTCATAATTACCAGCCCACCAAGCATGATGAAACTGGATTTGTCCTGCGCCACCTAAAGCATAATTCGGATATGCCACTATGAAGCCCTCGATCGAGTCACGCTAATAATCACATTACTCTCTCTCACTTGTACACTCCTCACGATAGCAGGTTCACCCGATATCCCGCCCCAAGTGACTCTATCAAGTAAATTGATGGAGACATTATTTGTGTTACGGTCAGCCACGATCTCCCACTGATCCTCTTTCTCTGCAAAGTACGAATTAATATAGTAATTTTCAAGCATTGTATTAAATGCTTCATTTGCTATGATCTCAGATCTAACAACAGGAGATTCATTTCCGTAGTTATCTTTCACTTTCCTTGAGAATGATTCAATATCTGTAATCGTTTTCACCGCGACATTGTTAAAGAAATCCCGGGAAACAATGTTGATTTTCTTGTCATCGTCAATATAGAAAACCGAATTAGTGAGCTTACAGATCTCAACCAATATCTTTGTAATTCTCGTATTCAGGAATTCAAACGATATCTCCTCAATGACGATCGATCCCGTGAAAATTACTTTCCTGTTTCTTAAACTATATATCCCGTTTGCATCCTGATACGTAATATATTCATCTTGAGGAAAGTGGTCAGTTTGTGGAGAAACCACAGGAAAATAACCTTCTGAATAAGGAATCAAATCTCCGTTTGGATCTCTACTGGATCTCGGGAACGTGACTGATTTATATAGATCAGCACTAGGATACTCTCCAAAGATCAGATTTCGCGATTCGGTATCTGATTGATCATACCGATCAGACAAATCACCCGTTACTGGATCATATACATACCACTGAACCTGATACCTCAGATCGTATGTGTTACCTGTTTGCCCTCTAGTCGACCACATCTGGAGAATGATAATGCGATCTTCGATACTAAAAACCCGATTTGACCAGAATCGTCCGAGTTGCTCTTCATTGATCCCGGAATAATCGTAAACATCACCAGTGAACTCTAATCTCTCAATATCCTCGATATCAAACTGAGACACAACCCGACCGAGATAAGCAATCTTAATTGATGTGGGAGTCGAGTTCTGAACCCCGTCCTCATAACTCCAGAGTAATGAAAATAATTCTGTACTTTCACCGATATCCATTGGAATAAAATGAGCATAACGCATCTGTCGATCGTCGAGCGGTATCGCTACCGCAAACTCACTCGTGATGGTACCGAGATCGATAGATCCAATAGAGTATCCCGGCTTGGTAATGTTGATCTGTGTCAATAGTTCTGAGATGACATCCGTCAAATTTACATTAAACAATGTACCTGTCTTTTTCCCATCATGCATTATCTTGCGATAAACAGAATTGCTGAAAGATGATCCGCGCAATAGGAGTTCAAATCCGGTCGATCCATTGTTTTCAGACTGAAATATTCCATCAGAAAACAAAGATCTCGTATCAAATATTGATGCTTTATTATATCCGGTCCGTCTCGGCAAATCATCGTTCCAATCGTTCTCGTATATGCCCGGAGTCGCTATATATTCATATTCCAGATCCGACTCATCAACATCCTCAGTGTCGAGATCATCTAAAAGATTCTCCTCCTTCTGGTACCGATACAGCGACTCACCCTCCGTACCGTCGATGATTCTACCTGCGAGTAATTGATTAATTTCCGCAATCCATCCTGAAGCGCGGAAGGAGATCGTGCCACTTTTTTCATCGTGGCTGATATCGCGATCTACAATCCCTTCAAATATCCTCACATCACCAGAATAGATCCTTACCGCATCTCCCCGTGTGATTTCCCAATCACCCTCAGCCCTGAATCTCGGCTCTGTATTCGTGTCAATTCTCAGAGTCGCTTTAGATGCCTGAAATTCAAATAAGCGAAGTTGATTTTCAACCTGATTGACTACGATCGGAGATTGACCGGGAGAGTACGACATATTTCGCCACTCACCTGATTTATATATCTGCGGACGCATCAGGCTTGGTTCCTTGAATCGAAAGCATCCTCGGATTGAATATATGTTCTAAGCTGATACCCGTCAATAGTGACATTGATGGATGGCTGATCAACATTGATGTTAGGGGAGATACTTTCGGACCCACCGAATCCAGTCTGTTGCGATCCACTATCTCCGCCCAATCCAGCATCAGAAAATCTATTCCCTGTACTAAACCTTCGATCTGTGTTAAGAGGAGAAAACCCTGATTGAGATCCTAACGCAAGCGCGATCGGTGCGCCACCACCAAAGATTAGACTGATAGCTGCAAAGATAGCATATTTCGCAATCAAATCAGCAACCATTTGAGCTAACATTGATCCGAATGACTTTAAGACCTCATCGAATGACTTAATCGTTCCGGTGGCCCATCCAGCGAAAACGCTTGATAATGAATTGGCAGCCTGAACACCGAAAGAGAGCATCGATTGAAAAGTTACAATACTTCTTTCCCCGATATCATCTACCTGATTAGAAATAATAGTGAGTGCATCATTAAGAGGTCTGAGTTGTTCCGGTGCATTGTCGAGATTCTTGAATGCAAATATTCCTGTGAAGTCTTTTATCTTCGGGACAACAAACGTGTCCTCAAGCGAGAAATCATCACCTTTTTTCTTTATATCATCAATTGCTTTTCCAGCTTCATTGAGCTTTTCTTCGAGTCCACCCGATACACCAATAGCATCACCAACGGCAGAATCATAGATCCTTATCGATTCTGAAGCATCAATAAATCCAGAATCCAATTTAGCCAGTGCCTCGTCAACCCCGCCATGAATTTTGATTGACTTATCAGCCATTTTAGACTCTTCAGCGATGGCAGCAGACAAGTCGTAAACTTCATTAGTTATCGGAGGAAGGATGGCAACAGCTTCAGCGACAGCGTTTTTCCAGTTACTAAGTTTATTAACACTCGCATCGAGCCTCTCGTTGAGATTCTCGAATAAATCCGACAAACCAGAAACGCTCGTTGAGAATGATCCAGCAATATACCCACCGACCAACTCCATTGTATCGCCAAACGTATTAAGCAACGCTTGACGCTTCCCTCCAAATGTTTCTCGCATTGCTCTGGCAGATCCACCGAATTGACTTTCAAGCTCGCCAAGTATCACACTTTGAGCTTTAGACATCTGATTCGTCTCAGCAAAGAATTTAATCATTTTCTTTTGCTCTTTGCTAAACGTAATCCCGACTCGAGTCATCGCAGATATACCAGTAACGGGATCATTAAGAGCTTTGCCTAACTGGATTGCACTTTCTTTTAATCCCTGATTCATTGCAGTAGATAAATCAAGGATTGCCTCTGTTGTCCTTTCAAAAACATCGCTTTTGATATTCTTGAAAGTTAGCAGAAGTGCTTGCATTCCAATTGTAGCCTCATCCCCGAAGGTGGTTACTGACTGAAGATGAGTTGCCATATCTTGTAACTCGCGGGATGTTTCACCAGCGACATATCCGGTTGATTCAAGAGCTGCGTTTAATTGTCGAACGGCTTGCTCTTGAGTTTCGAATACAGAGATCGCTTTCTTCGCAAAATTAAGCGCACCAACAGCAATGATCGTCGCACCCGCTGCTTTAAAGAGGCTGGTCATCCGATCAGTAGATTTTTTAGTTAAGCTCTCAGCTCGCTTAAAGTCACGAGCCAACCCTTTTGTCGGGGCATCGATCTCAACCTTAGTTTTTCCTAATGCTGGTAAATTATTAGGCATTGAGATCCCTCAAAATTTGCTCTGCTTTTTTGCCAGCGTCTATCAACGTTTCGGTGTCCTCTTTTGTCAATGGTTTTGGTTTATTGATGAGCTTATCAAGTTCTGGAATCTTTTTCTGCCTCATAAGGCTGGAAGTCAACCAAGCAAGATGAATACGCTCTTTGCGCCCACGCTCATAATAGGATTCTATCACCATTCTCAATTCATGAGGAGTCAATGACCAGATTTGATCAATTCCCAACCCGACTAACAACCCCTCGCGAATTATATCATCCCAACCTGTGCCTCCGGATTCACCGGAGGCATCTAAGGGAGTTTGGTATCATCCTTTTTATCGTCGACTTTCGGAGGTTCGTCTGCTCCGAATATTGCTCGAGATAATGCAAGCGATACCTGACCGATCATTTCGTTGATCGGAACATCAATGTCATTAACCTCATCCTCGGTGACACCGCATCCAATCGCGACGATTTTCCTTATAGACCTGACGCTTCCTGCTTTCTGAAAAACCTGAACATATGACTCAATCTCAAGTTCTTCCTCAAGTTGTGCAAGCTTGTCGAGATCGAACCGCATTTTCAAATTACCTAACTGAACAACTGCCCGATGTTTAGTTTCCATTAAGCCCACTCTGAAGTTTTTTGGAATGTTGCATTCCACGTCACCACATCTTGATCTGGTGCATTAACGGTGAGACCAGTACACAAAGCTGTGGCCGTGTAGTTTGTACCCACAGCATCAGTCCTGACCAATGTGACCTCTGTGCCGTTTTCCCTTGCTGATTGTACCGCAAGTTGTGCAGCATCGTCATAAATATATAACGCATCCAGCGTCACCGTTCCAGAGGTACGTCCACCAAGACCGTCCTCATGTCGCGCATCTTTCGTTGAAGTGTCAATGAATGCGAGAGCATCATCAACAGACACATCCCGCTGTGATGCAACAGCTACTCCACCGACGGTGATGGTAATTGTCGATCCGTTTACTCCTGCCACGATTTCTCCTAAACTTTTGTCATCTTAAATGCTGCCATAGTCACTGTTGTGACCGATGAGCATATGATAGTGCACTTTCCACTGCTATTAAATCTTGCTGGTGGACATTGAAACATCCGCTCCTCACCCGCTGGAATAGCGATGGTAACGTCAGGAAGCAAGATGTCACCAAATCCCTTCATGAACACGCTCGATTCCGAAGCCTGAATTACAGCGTCTATCGAACCACCACTCCCGTTTTTGATATGAACAAACGTCCGGTCATCATTAGCGAACTGATCACCTTCAGTAACCGTTGCAGCCGTGTATGCGGGTTCAACCCCGCTTTCATCGAGATCAAGAACAGTCAATATTGTTGCAGCCATTTAATCTGCCTCCATTCTAAAACTACATGTTACGATTAATCCATAAACTCCATCCTCGACAGGAGCAGGGAATGGACCCGATGCCTCCGCCACGATGGTTGTGTATCCTGTCACTACTAAAGAAAATCTGTGTAATAAAGTTCTGACTCGCTCTGCGATCGCTTCAACACCAACCATGCTTCCGGTTCGTAACGTATAACAGCGGATATCCCACGTTATTGCGCGCCCTCGAGTCTGCTTAGTATCGTCCGAAGTGTCGGACACCTTTGAAATTATAATATATGGGTAAATTGCATCACCCGGTATCGGTTCAATTGTAAAAATAGCATGCCCGGCATTCGGGACATCATCACTATAATCAGCAAGCAATGATGTGAGTGTCGCATCATTATTCAACCTGTTGTAAATGCCAGTAGTAAAAACACTCATATTCGTTTCCCTGTTGCGATGATTCGCAATATTATCTTTCTATCCCCAATCACCACCCGCCTGATATAAGGACGGGGTTCCATTTTTGAAGTACCAAGCTCTAAATAAAGTCCGTAACCATCAGCAACACCTTTTCGTATTCCGACGAATCCGCTCACTCCGTTTATATTGCGTTTAACCTGATAGCTCACATTATTCCGAAGCAGTCCTGCAATAACCTTTGGAGGCTGACCCGGTCTGGATGGTGACAGTCCTCTCATTTTCTGACCACTACGTTTTGTAGGTTGGGAACGGCTGATCAGATCCACAATTTCCCCTTGTGCATGTGCTGTGGCTCTGATCATATTCCGCTCGAGTAACCTATTTACTGCTTTCATGAGATTTTTTTGGTTAGACTCATAACTCATGGCTCGAGTTGCTCATTGTTACAATCGACTTCGAAGTGATGATTGATCCCGCCCGGTTCTCTCACTCCGACAACATAAACGGTCAACGCTGTTGGCGCGGATGAAACTAGCTGATCACCGAATTGAACATCTGTTCCGGGATCAAAATATGCTACGTGAGTAATTTGAGCTTGTTCTCTACCAGCGACAACTCGCTCTCCGGATTTTGCTGGCCTGATCCGACCCTGCACTGTCGATGATGTGGCCCATGCAAAAGTAAAACCGCCCTGACCATCTTTAGTCCGGGATTTTCGCTTGATCGTTACGGTACGATTCATTAATCCAGCAGGGATCATATCGCAATCACCCGGTATTTGCTCAGCAATGATATTGCAGCAGGAGTCAACGCTTCATCCGCTGCCGATACCGACTTCCCTCGAGTATAGGAGTAATCCCCTATTTTCTCTGCCTGTAACGACTGATCGCGATGAAGGTATAAATCCGCGACTGATTGAATCGCTGCCAGTTTAACGTCAGCGGGTGCAGTATTAGTGCCACCGTTATAAGTTACTTTGAATCGACGCTTCCCGGGAGACCAGCACATCCGATCAAGAAGTGGTGTCTGTAATGTTGTCGCGTCCCACGTAGGATAGATCAATCCTGTTGCTGGTTCAAATGTGAAGTCAAGTTTTTTCACAGATACGAGATCGACATTAGCAGTCAGCGATGTTAGCGCATCGAATGAGAAATCCTTGTTTCCGAGGCATCTTCCGGTTTCTGTAAATTCACCATCCGCTTGTCGCGTAGTCAGTGCCGTTGTTCCGAGCTTTGCTGTTATTGTTCCACCAGAGTATCCGGAAATAGTATAAACGACCTTGAAAATGCTTCCGAGTGTCAGTATTCCCGATTGAGTCAGGCTTGCAGTTGATGTTGTCGCGACCGCTACACCTCCAGCGATTGACCATCCCGCGCCCTTTGTCCAATCAGAATCAGAAGCAAAGCCACCGTTTGCGACCAGCTCATCACCTACCAGATCCTCTCCCTCGGAAAACAGATCTAATATTTCGAACACATCACTAATAGGGATGGTCTTTGCTATTAGATACTCGCGACCGCCATCAAGATAATCAATCACCTCTCCAAGGGTCCACGTTCGACCGCAATAAGTCTCGATCGCTCCTGTGACGTACCCAATGAGCGCAGCAATTAGAGCATCGTATGTGCTGACCGAGATACCAAGATAAACCTTCACCTCGGCAGTAGTGACCAGATCATCAGCCATTGTTGATTAGCCGTTTCGGTTTGAGATCTTCATCATCATCTGTCTTTGGAGGATCATCCTTTGGTTTCTCGGGCGTAGCGGTAACGAGGTGAACCTTTGCAGCCTCTTTTTTCGCTTTAGCAGCCTCTTTTTTCGCTTTAGCAGCATCGTTTTTCTTGTCGGCAGCCTTCTTCTCCGGAGGAACGACCATTTTGTTCTCAGAGGGTCTAATCATCAACTCCTCAGCCACACCAAGCCTGAGGAACCGATCAGCTACAATTTTCGGCATCTCTGACCCGGAATATACTCTTCCTGACTGATATAACCCGGAAGCCGTTGTATAAGTACACAACATTTTGATCTTTCTGTCTTGTCCCATAATTACCTCAAGTTGAGATTTGCAGGAGGAGATTTAATCCACTCCTGCAAATCCTTTTATTATTAGCGAAATTCCCGTTGCACTAATAAATCTCGTCTTAGGTTCCGATCACGCCAGACCCACCAGCGTTCGTCAGATTGGTATTGTAAGAAACAACGCCAATCGCAGCAGTTGCGTCATCAGCCGACACAACCTCTGTCAGAACGATCTTTGAGTACCGCTTATTCCCTACATAAGCTACGGTATAAACCTCACCCGCGTCTCCGGCATCGTCAAGATTTTTCATGATCCCGGAAGCGATTGCTTCAGGAGTCGTGATTGTGTTTCCAACCTTGAAAATCACTTGACTCACATCAGTGACAGCAGCAAATGTTGAATCATCATCCGAGTCGTGCAGAATGATTTGAAAATGATCCGATGCATCTGGATTCGCAAGCACACCAACAGCCACCGAGTGAACAGTTGCCTCGGCACCCTTCTTGTCCATTGATACGGGAGCCCCACTCGCAGACAGAACAATGGGCGCAAGGGATATCTGGATTTTTTGATTGTTCAATGGGTCGTTGAACATAATTATTGTCCTCTTTTAATGTAAAGTAAAATTTGTTTCACACATCACTGAAGAATGTTTTTAATATCCGTCAGCGTTTGACCGCATCGGATGGAGTTTTATCCCCGTTATTGATACAGGAGTACCATTTGCATGATTTCCGGTTCGATCCATCCTGATATTAATGTAACGCTTTGCGTTTGGATGATTCGCTTTGTATTCGACAGTGAACACCGCTGAATCTTCCGCAGGTGCATTAATTAGCGCGATCACTCCAGTTGCCTCAGTGACAAAATCATTCACGACTAAGTCGTTTGAGTCAACCGCAGCTCCGGCAGTATCAGTGTCCGAATGCTCAAGGACTAATGTTATTGCAAGACCAGCAGCCAGCGTATCACCAGAGTTTCCAACTTCTATGACAAAAAGTCCACCAGCCCATCCATCGAGATCAAGAGTTGACGAATCAGTTGAGTCACCATTACCTGCATAAACGGCAGGAATGAGCGATTGCTCGACACGTCCACCGGGCGCGACGGTTTTTGTTAATCTTCGTAAGCCCATAAAATACCTCAAGTTTCAATTTGCAGGAGAAGGATCGACCCGCTCCTGCAAATTGGTTCTAGATCAAATCGAACAATATTTCTATGTACGATTGAGTCTCACGAATCCATTTACGTCAGTCACGCCAGCATCCATCCGCTTGGTGAACTTCAGCCCAACCATTTCATTGAGTATATATAGCTCAATCAATTTCTGGACAGAGATTCCGCCATGATCAACGATGGCATACTTGCGAAGATCACCGAAGAACAACAGCGGATCGCCATCTTGAGAGGCAGCAGTCATAAATTCGGTTTCTTCGACAACGTAGCCCTGAAGCTCTGCGGGTTTGCCCGTTGCGAAATTGGGGTTCCACATGAATTCACCAGTATTCGCGCCATCATCATTGGATCGCATCAGCATGATTTTCAGCAATTGCGCCCTCGGTATTCCCCACCGAACGGTTGCTTTGTTTCTGCGATATGCAGCTGTGAGTTGCATAGGAACCTTAACAATGTCTTCAGGAACCATATCGCCTGATCCGGATGTTAAGATATCAAGCGCGGTGATTCCAGTTGCATTCAAAATGCCAGTAGGTTCTCCTGCCCCGGTACCCTCAATGAATAATGGTTCTTCAATCTCAGCAATTTGCTCAATAACCATCTCGCGCAACTTGGCCTCGACATCGAAGAATGAATCCTCAAGAAGCTCCTGTGTAATCTGGAGAATCGTAGATCTTTTATGCGGGGTAAATGTCTTTTGACCCGCGGTATCCGCTGACTGAACAGCAATCGTCCCTTTCTCCGCGACGGCAGGAAGAGTATAGGTGCGATCCCATACTGGAAGCTTCAATTGTGCTGATCCGATTGTATACAGATCCGCAAGTTGTCGAATCCATACACGATCACGCAATTTGGTGATGATGCTGGTTGAAAACTCAGGATGAACAAAATAACCACCAGCCGGATCAGTCAACCGGGACATGGTTTTGTACTCTTCCGCTGTTGCTGACTGCCTGAATGCGTCTGCATTCGGTGCGCGGAAATACTTCTCGAGAGCTTTCTTCGCGAGTTTTAATTCACCCTCAAGCATCTCACCGTTGTATTTCGTTTCTGAAGGATCAGCGATGAATTCGCGAACTGGTTCATCCATGAATTTATCGGTAAGATCTTGCCCTGCTTTCGCATCGATCAGTTTCTTGACGCTATCGCCAATTTGCACCGATTCTGCAAGATATCCATCAGCCTTTGCTCGATCTTCGACAGTGATGGTGCCCCCTTCCCCGAGTGCGTCCCGTCCCTTCTCGAACAATGTTCTCTGCTTTAATTGCAGATCTTCAATCATTTTCTGGAACTTGTCCATTAGTTAATCACTCCTAAATGATTTTCAGCCAGACTTAAACTGGCTCTGGTCAATAATCTGTTTGTGTTTTCAACAGATTCATCGATTTGATTATCATCATTAGTGAGTGAATCGTGATGATCCGGCTCGGCTCCGTCAGATAATGCTTTTATGATTTCCGATTTATGCTCGGGATCTGATTCAATCAACCCCTTACACGCATCGATAATTTTCTTTTGGTCCGGTGATACGGTTTTCCCGATCTCAACGATCAGATCGTATCCTTTCATGTCCCACGATGGAGTAAACCAATCACCCATCTTTCCTGAATAAAAATCAATCTTTTCCTTAACAGCCATCTCATGCTTGATTGAAAGCTCAGGTCTGTTCTCGTGATATGCTGAGATATCAGTGGCCACCGCCTTGATCGCTTCCGGGATAATCATCAGCTTTCCATCAACAACATCTGCGATCTGGAATTTATGTGCCACGAAATTCAGAGGATCATTTGAGTCGTACAGGATGAATGCTTTGCGATAATTTGCGTTCGGCTTTTCATCAGCACCAGCCCACTCGCGGACACGTCCCTCTGCACTAATAGGGTCCCATGAAGTTTTGACATCCGCGATCGGTAGCTCGAAAAAGGGAACAGCCGATTTTATTGCAGTAATCTCAGCATCCTCATTGGCAGCGAATACAACAGGCGAGATCTCATATAGCTTCACCTCATCAAGGTATCTGTAATTAGGGTTTTCATTCTTTTTCAGATCACCGTAATGCTCTTTGATGGTGGTGTATCCGATCGACAACTCAGCGACATGTCCTTCCATTATCTTTTGTCGCACATCCTGAGCAGACTGAACCTCTGAGAATAATCCCTCAAAATACAATCCTTTTTCGTCTTCTTCCGCAAATGTAATCGATCCCAACAGTCGAGAGATGTTCCACCCGTGCGAATCCATCAACTTGACTTTCCCTTTATTCACACGCTCGCGGATAGTTTTCTTAAACGCGCCCTTCTTCACGACATCACCATACGAATCAACATTATCAAATGCTGATCCATGACCAGCGATCATGTTTTCTCCAAGCTCTCCGCTTCGACCCTTAGCTTTGATCTCGAATGGAAAAAATATTCGTTCCGACATGAGAATTTCCTCTCTTAAAGTTTAGGTTTCAAGACACATCTACAATTCGGATGTGCTGGAGGTGCATTGATCGCTTCGTAATTAGCCTTGAGCGGTGGCACTCCCGCGGGAACCTCTGTCACCACTCCATCAACTACCTTTTCAACAGGATCAGGGACCAGCTCTGCATTTAAGTCGATGAAGTTGTCTCCGGTTGGTACTGACTTCCCATCAAGTGTGGTGCAATACGGGCAAGCATCTCCCGCAGCATCCCACTCCACCTCCTCGATCCCGTCATTCTTATAAGCTTGTAACGCGCCTTGATTGACAGCTCTTATTGTTTCGGTACGAGCCACCATATCGGCGCGAAATGCGATTTTCTTTGTCAGTCCTTTCCCGACCCATTCATCAAACTGAGCTTTTAATTTCTTGACCAGATCATTGTATGATATATCACTATCCAGCGCATCCTTGATTAATCTCCGAATCACTTCATCGGACGTATCAGTGATTTTTCTTGCGAATTTAAACCCGTAATCATCAACGAATTTTTGCTGTGTTGCGTTTGTTATATCAAAGACAGTTCCAAGCTCGGCAGCAGCCAGAGTTGCAGCTTCGTCCAGTACCCCACCGAGTACCGGAGTCAGGTTTTTAATCGTTCCCTCGATCCAATCATCATATAAGCCATCGATGCGACCCTCAAGCTCTTTTATGAGGACCTTATCAATTTCATCTATACTATCAGCCTTTTTCCTGAGCTTCCCGACTTCACTCGCGAGCTTCGTGACATCTGCTTTTTCACTATTGAACTCATCGATCATCGCGGATTCGATCTTACCTTTCCACGCTTCGGCAGCATTGCGTCGACCGACCACATCGGAGATTGCACTCACTCCGCTTGCTTTGAATTTTCGCGCATATGCACTGACAAGTTGATTGGCAGTGGAATCAACAGCATCAGCCGGGACGAGAACGAGGTTCATTGGCCTTACGAACGCATCACCGTTCTTTGTAGGATCAAGACCTTGAACAGTCCGTGCTTCATTTAGTGTCATAATTCCGGATGTGAAGTTTTCGCGAGCTTCGGTTCGGATCGTTTTGCGCTGTTCAGCAAGCGCGGTGACATCGGAGGTGTCGTATTTCAGATATATATTTTCATCAAAATCCGGGACGAGATGCTGATTCAGCAAATCCTCCAGCTCGCGGTATATCGGCTCAACACCATCCTCATATAAAGCGCGTCTGGCTTCCTTCGCATTATTAAAAGTATTGTACTTCAATCCAACCATCGCGAACACAGTTCCGGGAGGGACATGAAACATCCCGCAGATACGAGACTCGAGTTTATTTGTCAACTCGCTCATTTCAAGCTCTTGCATATTGAAACCGAAAGAGCTGACCTTCATTCCTTCAGCGACAAATCCAACCTTGCCGCGAGACTCCTGACCAAACCTTGCTGACCACTGCGCTCTCAACCGGGTAATTTCATCCTCTGTCAGCTCACCGACACGCGCTGGCACTTCAACCATCGTTCCGGGTCCGACACCTTTATTCTCGAGGACTACCCGCACAAATTCTGTTGAAATATTATCTGTATCCACTTCATGAAAACCCGGCTCGACCGGAGACATCCCGAAATAATCATCCAATGGATGAAACGTTTTGGAATGAATCATGTTTTCTGTCGGTATATCTCGCGTCCGCTGACCCGCTTTGTAAATATAGTGACTGATAAACCCACTATCTAAAGTTTTTATCGTTACACGATCCGGTCTCAAAGTCCACAGTTCCGCAACCTTCCCCGCCCTCGACCGTACCTTCTCAATATATTTATTTCCAGCGATCAGCCCATAAGAAAGAAAGTCCCGCCAAAATTCATAGCGAGTTGAGAATTCATTCGGGGCATTAAGGATGTTTTGAAGTTGGTGATCCGGAAGCTCTTGATTATCGGTTTTTGAATAGACTCTGAGTTTTCCCTCGACGAATATATTAGTGATGGCATCGATGCAGATCTTGACCAGCACATTAGTCATATATGCCTGTTTGGATACACTCGAGTAATTAACTGGTTCGATCTGGCTTCCCGGAGATGATGGGAAGTACATGTCCGATGAACCTCGCGAAGAAGCGGACACCTTTTCTTCGATGATTTTTTTGCCCAACCAAGACCAAAAACTCATGATATGAAAGCCTTCTGGCGCGGTTTGCCGAGATGGGTCCATAACGCGTATCTCTCACCGTCCATTAAATGATCGTGTTCTTTCAATGGTTCATCCAGCGGATTTTTGTTTTTGTCGACTTTCCACTTGTAGGTCTCTTTCTCATTGTTGTAATCAATGTTACTTTCATGGGAATAGATCTCTAATGTCTTAACGAAGTCAATGCCAGCCCTGACAGATCCCGGACCCTTGTTTGCCGGATGCGCATTATATCCGGCTCTGTAAATCGTTTCAATTCGGTCCGGCTCTGCACTATCGCAATATATGGGTTCGGTAGACTTAATTCCAAACGATGGGAACATATCAATTAAATCTTTTGTGGTTAAACCGGGTCGATATACCAATTGCTCCACGTAAACAGCCCCATCTTTCAGCCCATACCTGCACAATCCCATCGGTAATGAATAGTTGAAATCAAGCCCATATATGATCTCATCAAACGAGTCTGGATAGCTTGCCAGTAAGGTCGGAGGTGCATAGATGATCCCGGTTAAATCACCCCACTGAGCCAGACCATAAATCTCATAATACTCAATATCTCGATGTTTCAGGTCATTAATCTTGTCAATATCTGACTGATCAAGAAATTTATTATCGAGAAATGTTGTTATAAGTACTTTCGATCTCGGATCATGCTTATCGAAGAACCGCTTCTTCAGGTGATGCATCCGAGATATCGGATTAAATGTTAATATTATTTGCTTATATGATTTAGTCCTTCCGCGAAGTCTCAAGTCGACTTGGACGAGATCCTGCGCTGAAAACTCTGTCGCTTCCTCAACCCATATCGAGGTGATGTTCGTAATAGATTTTAATTTTTCGCTGTCATCCAGCCCGGAGAATATTATCTGATTGTCATTCAACAGACACGTAATCGTCATGTCTGATTTGTTATACGAGAACAGAGTCTCCATGTTCCATCGTCGTATAGTATCCAGCACCTGAGCAAAAGATGAGTAGCGAATTGTCGCGCCCACCTTCCTCAGACATAAAATCTTATGATTCGGCTCGCATATTACCCGCTTGACAACCTTATCAGCAGCGAACACCGATTTCCCGGACATCGCGCCACCCATAAGCACGAGCCACGGTTTCTTATTCCAGAATAACGGGTAATACTTATCATTCGAGACATTGGCTAAATCGTCAAAGCTTACATGTATATCTTGATTAGCCATCCTCTTCAGCATCTTCCGGTGGATCTGGCTCAGACACCGAGTAATTGGATTTCAAATTCACATTGTGAGTGTCCTGCTTACCCCATCGGGCAGGGAATCGTCGCTCTAACATCGCAATCGCAGCTCGCCAGTCGCCTTTCGCTTCCTTGCGGACCTGTGCAACCAACCCGACCTCGGAGTCAGCAATTGCCTTTTGCATCATCTCGTTAAACCTTGCGTATTTATACAGAGGATGCTTGCTCAGCAGCGTCCCGTCTCGCTCGGATTCTTCGACAGCTCGCTTCCCTTTCCTGTCCCAATCGTAAAAAGTGTTGTGATTTACCCCGGCATATTCGCACGCGGTCGTGATGTAATTCCCTGCGACAATCGCCTTGACGAGATTGTCCTTGTTCTTCTTGGTGAATTTGCGATCTTTATTTGCCATTGGTCAGCACCGGGGTTAATCCCATGTCTGCCATTCGTTGAAGAGTCACCGCAACATATTTCGGGTCGATCTCCATTCCGTAACAGATGCGAGAATTGTTTTCACACGCGACCATCGTGCTGCCTGAGCCGATGAATGGATCTAACACGCTCTTTGCTTTTGGATTATGCCTGATTCCCATTTCAATTAATTCAACAGGCTTGATTGTGGGATGCATTTCGCTGACACTTGGTCTTTTGCACTCCCACACATTCGTTAACGTCCGGTCAGATGTAAACGTTGATCCAGACTTATTCCATCCAAACCAGCACGGCTCATATTTAGTGTGATATTTGCCTCGTCCGAGAACCATTCGATCTTTAACCCATATAATGGTCCCGCTGTTGTGGAACATATTGTCGAGGACAGTAAACATTATTCGACCATCTGCACCCTGCGCACCGAATGAGTAGATAACACCATCACACACGCGCTTTACACTCTGGAATGACTGCCTTATGAATTCAGCAAAATCCTTGCTGCTCATTTTATCGTTTTCGATTGTCCTGCCCGGCGTGTTATTCCAAGATGGGTGATTTGTGTCAGATCCGTAATTGACATTGTACGGAGGATCGGTGAAAGTCATCCCTGCTTTCTTGCCTGCCATTAACAGATCAACATCTGCATCAACCCGGCAATCACCACAGATTATACGATGCGATCCATTACAGGATTCAGACCCAATCTCCCAAACCTGACCGGATTCTGTTTTCCAAGTATCCTGCAGCTCGGCAGCTTTGTCCACGCGCGGGACAGGATCTTTGGATTGCTCACCCGATGAAATGCCGACAATAACATCGTTGTCCTGAGCAATATCCACGATGAGATCATTAATATCTTTGTTGTCAGAATCTATACTGTCGAGAAGATCTTTCAATAAGTCATCGTCTGTTGTCGCCATGCTCCCTATCGGGTCAAACGTTGCCAGCATCAGGTCCTGCTCGGCTGGGGTGAGGTCTAATACAAGAATCGGCACTTCAGTCTCGGCTGACACTTCCTTCCGAAGATGCCCGTCGATAATCATCAGCCCTTTGGGAGTCTCAACGACCTTGATGGCATCTGCATACCCGATCTCGCCGAGGATGGATTTCATCGCGGTCTTTTGCTTCGCGGGATGCTTGCGCCAGTTTAGAGGGTTGTCGATAAGTTCGGATGCTTTAACGGTACGATACGCCTTGATCCGGTTTTTAGGATTAGGTATATTTGACTCCGGTTTTTGTTGACGGTTTGGAAAGTGACGAAACGTTTAGATACTTTGAATTTACAAATTATTTCGGCTTCTGTCAAGTGCGGTAACTGAAAAAGCAGTTTGCAAGATCTGAGGAGATCCTACAAACTGCTTTAGTTTAAGGGTTTGAAGAAATACTGTGTCCAGAAAATAAATCTCCTATTCTGGATCTGGACCGAAGTAGTAACAATCTTCCAGATCCATGTTGTAGAACACAATATCGTCAAGACTGTCCAACCCCGGTGACCTAATTGTTTCATCCTCACTGATTACACCTGTTGTACTCCAATCTAATGATGTATAAGTTTGATCTCCAGAAACCCAATGAATCACAACAGATCCAGTAGATAGGGGATCAACTTTCACAATAGGGGCCAATCCCGGGGTCTCCACCATCAGGGCTAAAAGTTCTGTTTCAATTTCGTCCATTTCGTCTTCTACTGGCCACCACCACGCAAGCCTTGCTACTCCATCGTACACTACATCAATTTCTTGTGGTTTGATGATAGATGGTGCAGCTTCCCGGGCAATACCAGTGTCTACCGTTGGGCTCATCGGATCAGTTGTCGAACATCCGACGACTCCAATCATAATTAACAAACAGAATACTACGGTCAATCTTCTCATGCGTTACCTCATTGGTTTATGGTTATTCCCTGTTTTCAGGGATGTTATTTTTCTCTGACTCTATACATAACTCTGGATTAAAATCAGGGTGTTCACAACAATTAGAGTTGTGCTCCCCATCTCTCCCATCACACATAAAACACTCATTTTCCCATCCAACGCACACATTTTCACCCGTGATATTTTCAACAAACTCCTTGAATTCACTTTTTATATTCTCACGATCATCCTCACCAATAACATCGTCAAAGATTACTCTTATAATCCCTGAAGATGTTTGGTTATCCCCAAATGGATAATCGACGTGTGCTATTAATTCGGGTATTTCCTTACTCACAACTCCTCCTTTTTTTATTCCTCGCAATCGGCACGGGGGTTGTTTTCAGTCCAATCGTAAATGGCTTCAGATTTTGTGTCAAAGTATGTCGTCGCCCTGTCGCAATAATTACATTTCACAAAGTAGTGATTGCCGTCTGTGAGACCTATTATACCTCTACCCTTTTCACAACTACAACATAATGTCTCAGCTTTAACTTGGTGTACAACAGCCACTTTGTTCGGTTCAGGTTCTGGGTCAAGTTCGCCCGATTCGATTGCGTATATGATGCTACCTAATCCAATAACCCTGCAATCATCCTCATCAGGGAACTGATCAAAATCGTGAGATTTCACCCACTCCAGCAACTTCTTCTTGTCAACTACACTCATTTCTTTTTCTCCAATTGTTTTACACATTCCTGATTCAGCCAAAGGCACTCTATCAAAGCTTCAGTCTCTCGTTTTTTTCTGTCTTGGCACACATGGATGAGACTTTAAGCTTTTCTGGCGAACTGCCGTTAAAGATAACCAGCATGCTTGGATGATTTGACCTCGACGGTTGTTCCCCTTTTCTCACGAAATTGATTCGCCCATTAACAAATCTTATCTCATCTGCAGCCATACAAAACCGATGAAACCATTTGCGATCTGTCCGGTTTGCAGGTAGAAGCATAACTACAACAACATTATTTTTCCGTGATTCATAGCGAGCTTTTTCAATCCATTTGTCGATTGCTGAATATGGTGGATTACAGAACACGATCTCATCCACCCACGATCGCGTCAATCCATCAACGATCGGATTCTCTGAAAGCGGACACGGATCCAGTGTGAAGCTAAACTCCCTATCCAGCCTATCGTAGAAATCTTTTGGGGTTTGCCAGTGGTCACTCATTTAACAATCGTTCTTTGCAAATTTTCACATCACCCTGCTCAATCTCTATCCCGATGCATCGACGGTCGAGACTCTTCGCGGCCACGAGAGTGCTACCGGACCCGGCAAATGGATCGAATACCATATCACCGACATCAGAGTGTTTCTCAATACACCGCTTCAGCAGGTCGACGGGTTTCTGGTTCTGGTGAATCTGCTTTTTTCCCACGACCCGATCAAACTCCCATACATCGGTCAGACGCTTCCCATTATAGAGCGTCCGTCCTTTGTGAACAAGGAATATTATCTCGTACTGATATCCGAAAGCCCCGAAGAGGTCTCCGGCAGTATGCGAGTTCTTTTTCCAGATTATCATGTTCTTGATTTTGAAGAATCGCTCGAGTTGCTGCTTGAAAAAATCCACATGATCCCACGAGCAGAACATATACATCGCAGAGTTTAGTTTCATCACCCGGTTTAGTTCGGGCATGATATCGATAATAAGCTGTTTGTCGGTATCGCCCTTGATCCGCTTGCAGAACCTGTGCGATTTATCCTTCCTCCGGTTAGTCTTGTATTTCTTGTATGGCGGATCAGTAACAATCAAATTCACCGACCCACCGGGAAGCAATTTCGTCACCTCCCGGCAATCACCCTGCATGATCTGGTAGCTATCAGCGTTTATCATGACCTCACTCACAAATTACTCGGAAAGTCATCTTGAGCAGAAGCACTTATAAACTTCTGCGTCTCTTCTTTTTTCCTTAAAAACCGGACAATCTTATTTTGCATCTCGGTCTTAGAGCAATGACCATGATCGTTACTCGGAACATACAACCCGCAGGGAATCCACAACCGACCACGTTCATCAACCTCCCATTGACTCGGATCAATATGGTTCAAATGCTCATGGCTTGGATGATACCACTCCTCGAACACCCCAAGCTTTGCATTGAATCTAAAAACCCACAACAACCCGTCGCGCCAGCTCTCGTATGATTCGGAATCCTCGATCTTTCCGCTTTCGTCCATGAAATGCTCCTGCTGACTGACCGAGCTTTCGTCAAATATTACTAAGTACATTTTGACCCTCTTTTTTTTCTTCCCCACCACTGGGGCAATCCATCCTCAACCACTGACAGTGTTGAGTTTTTATTTTTGATCTTTTTACTGAATGGATGCTGAAATCACCCGCTTCAATTCTACGAATCAGAGTCTCGTTATCAGAATCGAGAATTGTTTAATATAATCCATCAGCAAATCGCGGTCGATATCTGATTCATCAAAAACACAAAGTATATCTCTCAATGCGTCAGCGACAACTGGCTCCGATGATCCCATCAACACCCTTATGTAATCAATTATTTGACTAGCATCACTCATCCCGCCTTGATCAGTATTAAAATATCCTGACTTTATGACATTTAAGATATTCTTTAACTCCTGAGCAACTGGACCATCCCCAAAATGTCCACATCGTTTGACTATAAAATCAGTGATTTCTTTTCTACTAATATCTGGCATGCGATTTTTCATCGCTGCTCCGTATGAATTGTCACATGATCTACCAATTTTGCATACACTTCTTTAATTTTCACGATGACATAATCCTCGCCATCGTGCGTTATTGGAGTTCCTCCACCGTACCTCCGCCAGACAACTTTGTCACCCGGTTTGATCGGGGTACGTCTGACCTCGGGATGCTTACCGAGTGCCATTATAATCCCGGTTTGCGGTATTTGTTTCACCCGCTCTTGAATCTGGATCAACCTGTGCTGGTTAAGATCCATCTCAACTGGTTTGACGATGACGCGCTTTCCAAGTGGCGTTAAACCGAACTTCATTTCAGCCTCTCTCGTGTAAGGTTTTGTGTTATTTGTGTAAAGTTATTACAGTTTTTTTCTTCCGCATCTCTGGCATCGGTAAGTAAATGCGTGATTAAAATAATCGTTTCGCGGGAATCCGATATACTCGTCCGCGTGTCCTACAATCCAGCATGGCAAAGGAGAAAACGATCCTTCAGCGAGCAACCCGATCCGCCTGAGAATGCGATTGATCATCCGTTGGCATTTATTCATTAGGCTTCCAACAGAACACCATTGGATTCATATGAATATTGAGCCGATGATAACCAGACTCATGTTTTTTTCTGAAGCAAAACACCCCACTTTTTGCTCCTATGCTCGCGAAGAAACCATCCATGATGCTTTTTCCGTAGATGCTTCGCAACATAATCGGCTGGTTGACCTTTGGAATTGCGACATCTGGAGACAGTCCGATCCAGCCTTCGTCTGTTGCTGATACCATATCGAGACTAACGATCGTGAAATTCGTTGAGATGATATCGATGTCAAGATACAAGTGCTTCCCAAATATCGACGCGATGGCAATTGTCTCGCTTGAAGACAACCGCGCTTCGATTTTCAGGATATCTCCGAATTGAAGAAAGATGTTTTTCGTGTCCACTGGCGCGAAATGATACTGGTGATTTACTTCAATAACCACATCTCCATCAGGCGTGAAATACCTCCCGGGCGCGAAAAAAGCATTTTTCTTGTCGCGCTCAGGATCGCCCACGCCAATCTCCTGATTCCCTGTCACAGTATGCAGCGCATCGAATTCCTCGTCGATGCATTTTTTTAATTGCTCCTGAAGCATCACAATTTCGAGCGATCCGTTTGCTATGATATCTTCAATAACCTCATTAACGTCGTCTTGAGTCATCTGTCCCGCTGAGTATTTCTCTACCGCGTGCCGGATATGCCACTCAATCCTTTGTTTCGCGTTCAACGGTTGACTCCTTTTGTGTTTTCTGTTTGGTCAGCGCGTCATATATCACTTCAATGAGCGCATCGTGCTTGGTCCGAATATCGATTCCGGTGTATTGCTTGATTATCTCAGCCTTGCTCCCAGTTCTTGACCAACCAGTTCCGATTTTATTAAGATACGAGTAATAAACTATCCTCGGCAGCTTCGCGATGACGCTATTGATGTTCTCCTCGTGATTGTCATAAAAAACGTCTGGCCCTTGACCGAGGTGAATATCTGAAATCAACTGACTCAATACTGGTATTCTCCATGATCCAGACTGAGACTCCATCACCTCATTAGACATCACAATATTTACATAATAATTTGCAGATCCTGCCTTGAATGTAAATTTCCAGTTAAATTCACTTCTCTGCGTCTCATACCACCACCCCTCCTGCTCAAGACAGATCCAGATCTTTTCAATATCGGAAAGTTCCTCGTGCTTCTTTTCAAGGATCAGCTCTGTTATCGGACTCATTCTCATGCGACACCTCCATAAATACTCGAGCCGGGACATCAACAATCACTGTGAACTGATTGAGTGGATGGAAAACCATCGATGCCCCGGCAGGATATAAATTTGACTTCCGTAAAAATTGCGATCTTTCAAAAGGCGTAATCAGTTCACGCCTCCAATATATATCGTAATTTCTTCATTGTCAAGTATTCGCACAAAATAAACAAAACTACACTTTTCGCAAGTTTGTCGCAAGTTTGTCGCAAGTTGCTTGGTTTCTGCTCACGAATTGGTTATGTTATGTGTAGTAAGATTAACGCACATTGACATAGAGCCGGAGCAAGAAAGAAACGCAAACGGACATTTGAAGCAGGACACAGGCAAATAAGGGAACCAAACGCAGACGCAGACCGAAAGCAAATAAACAAACATAAACACAACGCAGGATTAAAAAGGGGTCGAACCATGAGAAACCAGAATTTTGGAGTAGAGATTGAACTGGCTGGCGTATCACGCTCAGCAATAGCAGAAGCCGTATCACGCGCCCTTCAGGGTAATATCACCATGACGAACAGCAGAGACGGATACAATAGCACGATAATAACAGACCAGCAAGGCAGAGCATGGAAGGTAATGAACGACAGCTCAATACCAAGACGGAACGGATACGAAGGATCGGAAATAGTAACCCCGATACTGAATAACGAAGACATAGAGCTTCTCCAGAAGGTAGTAAGAAGCGTAAAAGCAACCGGAGCCAAAACCCCACCACAATGCGGAATACACATCCACATCGACGGGGAGCCACACACGCCCAAGTCAATCGCAATACTCGCCAAGATGGTATATAAAAACGAAGAGCTGATTTTCGACGCACTGAAAACTCACGGAGCGAGACTCGGATACACCAGAAGCATGAAAACAGAATTCATTGAGAAGGTATCGAAAACCAGAACGCACACAAAGGACAACCTTAACGAATCATGGTTTGGAAACTTCCACTCAAGAGTATCGCACTACAACGGAGAAAGATATCACGGACTCAACCTCAACAATATCTGGCGCGACCTCGGAACGATAGAATTCAGGTATTTCAACTCAACCCTTCACGCTGGCAAAGTAAAAGCATACATACAATTCTGCTTAGCCTTATCGGAACGCGCATTAACAGCCAAATCAGCCTCGCATAAAAAAATAGTAACCGACAACCCGAAGTATAACTTCAGAGTCTGGCTGGTATCAACACTCAACCTTAAAGGTGACGAATTCAAAACCGCCCGCTACCACCTGACCAGATACCTGCAGGGAAACAGCGCATGGAAAACCGGACACTAAAATAACAGAAACGCGCCTGCCCTGAGAGATCGGGGCAGGCTAAAAAAAGCCCGGTAGAGAGCCGGGATAAACAATTTTTAACAGGGTCGAATCATGAAAAGAAACGAACTGCCAGACGATAATATCATATTCAAAGCAACATTTATGTTCGGAGATGCCTTTTATGACATCCCCGCCATGAAGATCGTAGAAGGCGAGATTTACCAGAGGAGATTTTTTGGCAAAGGGTTTGTGCAGAGGGGATTGAGCATAAAAAACATAATCAGCTTCAGAGTCATTCAAACATCCACAAAAGAGGATTGATCACATGACCTTAGATTTTGGGAAATACAAAGGCAGAAAGGTGGATGATATTGCCAAGATTGATATTGATTACCTGATCTGGATACTCGAGAACATCAAAGCTAAAAAACACAAAAACCTCATAGACCATATATTTGATCTGATTGGAGATACAGAATATTACGAGACTCATAACGAGATGAGGCGATTGGAATGGATGGTCGACTGTGGCGCAGGACTAATGTACACTCAATTTTAAATTAACACGGAGTCGAAATGTCAGAAAATAAAATTATATACTTTGCCTACGGAGCAAATCTTGACATCCACGGGATGGATTACCGATGCCCCGGTCATAATGCATTATGCAGGGGAGTGCTTCACAACCACGCGCTCGTATTCAAAGGAGTCGCGGACATCTGCCCGAGTCGCGGAGACTTGGTTCATGGCGCGCTTTATGAAATTTCCGAGGATCATCTGAGATCGCTTGATCGATTTGAGGGATATCCACATTTGTATATCAGGAAAACAGTATCGGTAACGACCGAGGATGGCGTGACCATCGATGCGATAGCATACCAGATGACAGACCAACACCGATGGCAATCTCGACCGGACTTGGGATATCTTAACACAATATTGTCAGGGATTCAGAGCTGGGGATATCCAATAGAGATTTGCAGGGACGTAATCATTGCATCAAAATGCAAGCCCGTCGAGATGGAGACCTTATGATAATAAAACACGAACTTGTAAATAGCGACACTTACTTTGTCGGCACCGCGATTGAGATCATTGAGCAGATGCGATTTCAATCATACTTCGAAAAGGGAGCGAGCATTGAGGATTATCTTGATCATTTAGTCTGCCTCATCAACCGCGTCGGGAAAACAGACCACCAGTTAACCGGGGAGACGCTGGAAGAGAAAGCTGAAAGCTTTATTGAATTGATGAAGCTCGAATATTTCAAGGAGGCTTAATTTTGAAGACATCATTAACCAGCCACCAGTATTATATGAGATTAGCTAAACGCCAAAGCACAAGATACTTGAGCGATTGCGTTCTGCACCCGACCAAATACATGACCAAATTTCATGTCGCAATTCTAAAAATCGTTTTACGAGACAGAAAGTTAAAAGGAAGCATGATATAACACATCTCAAGCAAAAAAATAGGGGTCAATCATGAATGAAGAAAAACGCCAGTTAGTCCGAAGCTTTCAAACAACGATCAAGCAACTCAGTGATGAAGAACGCGCAGCATTGATTGAAAAGCACGGTGGTATTGTAACGATTGAAGGACACGCACTCAGCGTGAAAAACACTCTTATGGTAATATATCAGAGAGAAACCAGCACCGTTGTCGGAGGGTTCAAACAATGGTTACGCGCTGGACGAGTTGTAAGTAAGGGTCAGTCTGGTTTGACTATTTTTATCCCATGCAAGAAGAAAGTAGAGCAGAACGAACCTGACGAAACATTTTTCAGAATGGCATCAGTGTTTGATATTTCACAGACGGTTGAACTTGAAGTCGAGGAGAATTGATGAAGATCAAACAATCATTCAGAGTTGACGTTATACTGGAGATCCCGGATGAGGGTTTCCAGTATGAATTCAGCGACCAGCATCATCCAACTCGTGAGCTGGTAATGACTGCACGGGACCACATCTTAACATCGACCGCGCTCCGAGATCATATGGATGGCAAGAAGCCGTTTGACCGCGAGTGGATCGTATCGAAACAAATCACAATATCGGAGATGAAATGACAACCAAATTCACGTTTTATGAATTTGTGACACTAAAAGAGGACATGTCAATCGATCCTGTACAGGGAATAATAAGTGGGATTAGAATAGGATCTGAACCTTTTGACAATTACTGTGAGGAGGACACATCTTATTATGTTCGACCTTATGGTGTCCCGATTGGGCTGTGGTATCCATCATCACAACTCAGAAAGGTCATCACCACATCCAATGGTCGCGAGATGACATTCAATCAGTCGCTAACCGGAAACACACCACAACTTAATAAAGGGGTCGGAAATGATAGATTGGAACGGAAGTAAAAAAGAATATCAACTGGTCGACCAGATCGTCGAGAGATCAGAACCAATTTTTAAGAAGCTTAAAATTGACATTGATATCCCAAAGCTGAGAATGGATATTATAGCTTGCCACCTGAATCACCACAAACTCGATCTTGACGCGATGGTAACATCTAACAGCATATCAGATGTTTATCACGATGTCAGAGGTATCGCTTGCCACATCGATCGCGAAACAGGGAAGCTAAAAGATTGCTTCGTACCGAGGTTCACACTCCCGCAGCCATTTAAGATAGGAGCAGGCGCAACGATCCAGCGAGGATCTGATTCAGTCGCATGCACAGTGATTGACGTATCGAAATCCAGACTGATCCTTCAGCGGGACAGAGCAACGCTGAAGGATCAGCCGGGGAACAATCCTGAATTCGTATCAGGAGGGTTTGCCGGACACTGCACTAACCAAAGCGAACTCAAATATGACTACGCCAGGGATCTTGGAGGTGAGAAATTCGAATGCACTTGGAGACCGAGCGAAAAGCGGTTCAGATTGAAGGGACAGCATAAGGGTTTCGGATCAGTCTCGCACGGCAGATACGAGTTTTATGATTACAACTTTTAATTCCTAACTGATGATCCCGGATGGCACCCGGGTGAATATCCCGTTGATGATCAGTGTCGCGGCTGTGAAGCGGGATAATTAGGAAGCTAATAAATTAACGTCTTAAAAATGGAGGTCAGAAATGAGAAACAATCTCCCTAATGTAAGGTTCAACCACTTTGTTAATATGGATGTTGTCACGCTGACCATCGAGCCGGGTCAAACGCTGGAGCATTACCGCTTCTTCTATACAGATGAAGGATGGAGCGAAGAGTCTGAGACATGGATATATCGCGAGTGGGGAGTTATCGAGCGGTATTCTATGACAGGAGGAGTTGATTGTGATGGCAAGCTTGAAAGTTATCACGAATCACAATGCCGGATTGATTGTCTCGATGCGATAAATCATCAGAGCAACGTCTACCCTGCTTGGGAAAAGGTTAAAAGTTCACAGCGCGATCATTTCGCGGGATCGATGGGATACTGATATGACAATAAACTGGAGAAAGAAGATAGTCGACACTGTTGATCGGATCGCAAAATATCACGATGTTGACACCAAAAGCGCACAGGACATTTTTGCTGATCGGTTGGATGTGTCTAGATCGACAATGTGGAGATGGATCAAGGGAACAGGGACAAGGAGACCTTACAAGTGGAAGGAGATACTCGCGCTTGAAGCAGAATACAAAGCAAAGGTGAAAATATAATGTATCGATTCGATTATATCCGAGGATCGCCCGGATGGAAAAGGCGGGAACGATGGGGAAAGACTGTGATTATGTTCTGGTTATTACTTCCGAGCATACTCACCGCAATCACTATAATCTATTTGATTAAATCCGGAGGGTTCGGTGGACAATAATAAACTTTCATTTGATAGATATCGACAGACCTACACAATCAGCGGCCTTGATGTTAAAGAACCGCTCCCGTACTTTTGTAAGTCATGCGGGAAGCAATTTGCAACGATCAGTGGAGTGCTTAATCATATCAACGAATCGCACCCGGAGGAGATCGATCGCATCACGCTCGACACTTTCGGAAGCAAGTTGAACAAGAAAATCAAAACCGCAGACAATCGCGTATAAATCGATTGTAACGAACAAACGCCCCAAGATGATAACTTATACATCTTGGGGCGTTTCTCTTTAGCGTACCAGCAACGCTGCAAGCCTGTTGCTGTGAATTTACTAATCAGTCATCGCATTGGTGATTTTTTCGACAATATTCTGCATTCTTTTGCTATTGTCATTTTCACTCTTTCCAAATGCCTGAATCGCGCAGTTTGCGTTTTCGCCATCGATCTTAAATCCAAGCACAACTATTCCATCATAATCATGTTCATTCATAAGAAAATTTAGCGTAGCATCCTTAATCTTTCTCACCTCAGCTATTTCCACTTTTTCAGTATTTCCCACAATGACCTCACTTTGTTAAATTTCCACAATTTTCCACTCGCCATCTTCGCGAGTCACTTTCCTGAACTTGAACATCGGGAAGTCTGTTGCTGCTAAATACAACTTCAATCTCCCGGTTGATCTCATATATCCCTTAGTTTCATCAAAGAACCAGCGTCCGTCATTGTATTCAACCAGCCAATCAGGATTGTAATGACTCTGAGCTTTTTTCTTGTCGACCAGCCGGATATTGACAGGTTCGTATCTCCACCGCTTAACAATACCAGCAAGCTCTAATGTCTTCAGTCGAGCAGCATAGTCAGCCTCGAGTTGTGATTTATACCCGTCAGCTCGCTTGGTTGATTTTTTCTTTGGAACATCAATATGAGTTCCAAGCTCTCGCGATCGCTCTTTCACTGGTCCGGGATCACCGAACAGCCCGGGATTCATCCTGCGCACTTCTTCACTCACCGATGATTTAAGGGTATCCTTATCAACACTCACAATGCCATCCAAACACAAAGAGCAGAAGTTGTGATTATTATAAAAATTCCCCAAATAGACCCTTTGAAAAAAGTGTTGTTATCTATTCGTGTATTCTGCTCTAGAGAAACTGACACAATAGCAAGAGCTACAACAACGATGGTCATTATTAAATATTTCACACATCCTCCTCAAGCATCTTCCGAAGTCGACACTTATTTTTTCTAATTCTTGCGCTTAATATAACCACCTCAGCGATCCTCATCACCAGACAACCGCCTCCGAGGATTATTATAGAAACGCCAATGATCTCCCTGAGATTAATCATTGTTAGACACCTCCTTTACAAATTTAAGAAAATGATCAAGTATCCCTTGAGAGTACAGAACCTTCAGGACCCCGTGCAAATCTTTTTTATCGTTCCGGTATACACTCCGCCTGATCGAAAATAGATTGTATCCTCCAATTGGATTGCTTTTGATGTACTGTTCGACAAGTTCAATCCAGTCCTGATGCTTGGATTTAAATTCGTCTGCCATCATTTCCAGATACTCGTTGACTTCAGCGGTCAGGGTGCAATCATTCACCATCGCACCTTGATTCGATTCGAACAAAATGTCCAATGAACCTGCACATGGGCTTTTTGTCTGAATGACCCATCCCGAGGCATTGGTCAACCTTGCATAAGCGAGGCCTGACCGATCGGACGATCCCATCGATGATCCTCTGCTTCCCGCACATATCCGGCATGCAGAGGATCGCGTGACCAGCCTTACATCTCCCATTGATGCAATTGTTCGGAGATATGTTTTCTATTGAGCAGCAACATTGACCGTCGCAATAAAGGCCATCGAACTCAAGTATCTGGAGATGCGATGTTGTTAGTTCCGGCACTGAAGGATTATTAGGCATTAGATTCTCCTTTAATGATTACTTGATATTGTCGCTCAAGCTCAGTCATAAGCACAAAAGACTTTATTGGAAAGAATTGATAAACCATGTCGCTATCAACACCCCAATCTGACCATGTAATCTCACCGCCAATAGATAATTTTCTCTCGTATACACCGCCTTTCTCATCTGTGAATGTTGTTGTTGATTCCCGCGATTTTTTCTTGATCTTCATTATGCTAATTATTCTCCACTTTTGTGCTTCCAATGATAAAATCTTTTTTAAGATAAAGCTTGTACGGTCTCACCGTTTCATCGAATACAATGTCACGAATCACATCAGTTCCGATGAATTTAGACAGACATGCCTTTGCTGTTGCATCACTGGCGTAGTGATGATTGATTGAATCAATTGCTTCTTTAATCGTGCATCCCGGAACGCAAGATACATAATTAATCAACGTGTTTACAGTACCTCTAAATGGCGTATGATACCCACCTTTATTTGATCCCGCATCAGTAGTGTTCTTGTGCTCTGGACACAGACCTTTATTTATAGCGTCTGGATTGCGCGGTCTGTAATGTCGAGGAGAAATATACTCCCTGACGTAACTAGCTTGATAATCACTTCCCGGTTCTACTCCGAAACACCCTAATCCAAGACTGCAATTTAAATAATTCATAACATTTCGATTCCGTATGCCCGACAATCGCCCATGTTTACTAATGTATCCGATCGATATAAAATGCGCAAATTCCCTGTACGGGATTATCTGATCTAATAGTTTTAAGCTCATTGAAGTTTTAAGCTCAATCACCCATATCAGGCGTTTCTTTCTTGCAACAATATCAGCTCGCGCCCCACCATATCCCGCACTAACCTCTTGATATACATCCCACCCCTCACTTCGTAACCAATCTGAGATACATCGTCCAAGCTCGACTTCTGTCATTACCCCACCCCTCTACATATGACTGTGCCAGTTTTTTCCAGATCCCTTTTACTGAATGATCTGATTATTTTTTCCCCAAGATTAGACAACCCACATTTATAGAAACCCGCCTTCACAGCAAGGTCAATTCCTCTCACTGTCTGGTCATTCTCATCGATAACGAGATCCGATTTTATATAACCGAGGTGACATACATTTTCAAACGTCTTGGTCGATGTTTCAATATCACCTATATTGAAACGATTCAACGTGTATCCCTCTTTACTTGGATCATAAGGCTGATTAGGAACAAATATATCATAGACGTTGATTATCAATTCCTTTTGTAGCAACGCGAACATTATATCGCGATGATTTCTTGGAACGGATATATTCAAAATGGAGTATCTCCTATTCTTAACATCTCAAGTTTGCTTATCGCGTCGGACCCAAATATTCTGATGCGACCATACCACCGACACCGACACCACTTGACAAGCCCGTCTCTTCCCTCGGCATGTTCCGGGATCAACTCAACCCGCTCATAGACGTGCATCGTTCCGTCCACTTTAGTCACGAATCGCTCTATCCTCTCATGCCTGAATCTTCTAAATGTCATTGGTTAACCTCCATTATGGAACTCATTATTTCATAGGCAATCTGAGGTGGGATAGCGTTCCCGAGTGCTTTAACTCTGTCCATTTCTCCGGAAAACCCTTCACCCACTCGACGTACTCTGCTCTCGGGTATTGACCATCGCTGTGTTTCTCCCTGATCACCTCGCGGAAATTCCCATGACTGTGTTCCGATTCTCTGAATCTCTTTGCAGATGCCCCTTTTTTGTCTGATGCCGTTGGACGAGGCAATAATCCAAATGTGCCGTTCCACCGTTGGTAGCCCGACACAAGCAGCTTGTATATCAATCGTCCCGACTTCGTAACCGACACTCTCCAAGTCATCAATCCACTCATCGAGAACCATCTTGACGATTCCAACAACATTTTCAATAATGATCCAATCGGCGTTGAACTTGATAGCAGTTCCGACAGTTTCTTTCCAGAGATTTCGGTCATCTGATTTCCCTGCTTGCTTCCCCGCAACCGAGAATGGCTGACACGGAGGCGAGGCGGTAATAATGTCAATTGGCTCATCTATCGCCCACTCCTCATAGTTTTTAATATCCCCAAGATTCTGCACCCCCGGCATCCTGAGTTTGATCAGCTCGCAGCAGTAGGGTTCAATTTCCGATACAGCAACTGTCTTTATCCCTGCGAGATGCGCTGCGATAGAAAACCCCATGATGCCAGTGAACAAATCAAGGTGATTCATCCCTTAACCTCCATGTCAACGATCAGCCCGTTATCATCAATTCTCCTGATCACGTTCGGACCGTAATGTGATTCTAATTTCGCGGAGAGCATGTTAGATGTGACCATGATCGGGACACCGCGCTTGTGGCACCAGTAAATAATCCTCATAAACCAATCCGATGCGAACTTCCCTTCGCGACCTAAGTCATCCAGTACGATCCCTCGTGCGCTATTGGTCAAAGCCTTGAAGTGCTTGGCAGCCTCAAACCCTTGCTCGAACTCGCCCTGATCGGTGCAGTCGATGAATCTATACAGCGATGGGAATCTGCGTTCGGGTTCATCTTTCCAAGTGTGATGAATCGTGTCAGTAATCCACAGCTCAGTCAACCAAGCAACAGCTAACATCGTTTTTCCATGCTTCGTCTTAGTTGAGCAGAGACCGAGATTTTTTCGATTGTGAGTTGACTGAATGATGAGTTGATGAAATTTCGCGACATCATCAGGGGTCCAGCGACCATTGTATTCGTTAAAGTCCTTGATCGTGTAACCCCGGTAAACCTGCGGGATCATCATTTGCTGGTGAATCTGGTGAATACTCATAGATTACCTCGTTGTCATTATTTTATTGACTGACTTAACTGGCGGAGATAAAAGATCCGTACCTCCCCGGGATTTGTCAAGAATCTCATAAAACTGTATTCGGCCCCGCCCTTCCCAAAATTTCAGAAGAGATCCGATCGATCGATGGTTCTCTTTTAGGATCTCCTCGATATCGTCGCGCTTCAAATATTTCAATACTTCCCTGATCGTCTCGATATCATAACCGGCATTGATAAAATCTCTCCGTTTCATCAGAGTTTCGATTGCATCAACCTGAGTCCTGAGTTCAAAGTTAGATCCGGGATACCGTTTTTTTATTACAGTATCTATCCAGTGCCTTGCTATCGCCACAACCGAAGAATCATGTTCTGACTCATCCCATTTGGGTTTTGATTGAGAATCAGAGGAGTCGGTTGTTTGTTTCTCTTCTATTCCTTTCTCTTCTATTCTCTTCACTTCAGGTTCACTTTTATTTACCGATGGTTTACAATTGTCGGTCAGTGTCGGACATTTGTTAACCGATGACGGCTTTTGTCTTAGCAATTTTCGCTTGATATAGGGAGGTGCATGTTCACTCCATTGATGAATTTCGTACTCGTCTGAATCTCCAATTCTATCAATAAATCCTCTTGTCTCTAACGCTTTAGCGAAATCACCGCACTCACCCTCCCATTCGGCAGCGACCTCGATATCAATAAAGTCACCCACATTGGGGTCACAGTTCGAATATGTCGAGTGCCATAGCAGCTCAAGATGACCAAGCGTTTGAGCCTTAGATATGCCGAGATCCCTAATAAGCCTTAAGAATTTTTTATTAGAATAAAGTGAGTTAAGAGCCATTAGTTGCTCGCCATCCGTGAATAATCACAATGTCCCTCCAAAAGAAAAACTCCCTGATTTCGCCGCGATCATCTCCGAGAGGGATGTACGAAAAAAGGGAGTTAATACAAACTTGTTCTCGGAATTTAATATAGTGATCGCTCTTATATAATAATCGAATCCCGCTGCAATAGCAAGCGATAAAACGATTTCTTTCATGTTGTGCATTATCATTAGTTTAGTACCACCTCCGGATTATCAACGAGCAGACCGAAGGTAATGGCCATCTTTTCAACGTCGAGGGTTTCCGTCCCGTTTGACAAGAACTTCAGATCAATGACAGCATCATCTTTAACCGCCAGTACGATCAGCCCGCTCAATTTACACCCTTTCGCGATGGCATGCAGTGTCTTGAAGTCAACCAGTTCACCGTCTTTCACTCTTCACCTCGTTCTGATTTATTTTCCACTGGCTTCCTAATTGCCTCCACCGAAATATCAATAATTGTCTTGCGCTTCTTTTTGATCGGCTCGCCCATAATCAGATTGACATAAATATCAGAAATGTCGATGATGAGGATATCCTTATTTTTCACTCTCCACCTCCCGCTCGAATTCAATTATATCCTTGATCACCCCGAGACACAGTTCACATTCGCCATCGACCAGAATCGAGGTGCATCCATTCACCGCACAGTTCGGACAGAGCTTTTCGCCACACATCGGACACGTCACTTCGCGAACCGTATCGACGTGATAGATCCGATGCTTTTTCGATAGCCTGATCCCGCACAAGTACCTCCTGCGCCCTGTACTGAGGTGATATTGGATTTGACCACGCTTTTTCTCTGGTATCTTGACTGCGATCGTTATTTTGCCGAATAACACTATCTCCAGTTTTCGAGTCTTTGGGTTGAAGTCGTGTTCGAATAATTTCATTATAAATTAGCCTCACGCTGGAGATTCTCTCTTTTTATCGCGACACAAATCATAGCCTTGTCCCATTTTAATCCAGCATAAAGAGTCGATGACGCAAATAGTGGCTTAAATCCACACAACCCACATTCATAAGCATACCATCGCTCATCAGCATCACCATCATCTACAAGGTGTATATCCTCACTTCCGCACTTACACTGTCTAAGTTTCATCAGGACCCCGGTATTTTTCTTTGAATATCGATTTTCCAAGCATAATATTTAGGATCAGATCCTATTATCACAATATCGATGACCTCTTCACAGATACGCCTACGCGCTCGATAAGCGTAGGTCATTGAAAGCCCCTCAGCATCAAAGCGTTTCTTTATGTATTGAGAGCTGACTCCGGTGCAATTGAATTGCCCCAACAGCAGGATCAGCAGTTTGATTGCGAGGATTTCGCGACGCTTCTTCTCTGCATTAGATATTCTCATTAGGAAATTCCCTTATCTTAAGATCTTCCGGGAATCGCGGATCGTTCCAATCCTTGACCACTTTCCCGTCGATGCTAACCTGCTTGACGAAACAAGCGACTCCTGCAGATTTGCACTGAGCTACAATCTCTCTGATCCATTCGATCTTGCATTCTCTGCGCTTGGGTCCGGACTCGCAACCAACGATCACCCAATCGCAAGCTATATAACCTTCACACTCACTTCCGCACCTATAACAACGAGTACTTCTGTTCTGGTGTGAACCTGTCAGATCTATGTCCATTTCGGTTTCATGCCAGCCACATGAGCATTTATAGGCATTATACCCGATATATGGAAGGATGTTAACCTTCTCCAGCATCGGTTCAACCGATACAAACCGAACCGATGCCGGAGTCTTTAGTAGTAGCGGAATTCGCACATCAGCGCGATCTTGATTCTCGGCAGTCACGCCAAGCCAGAGATTCGGAATTGGAGACTGAACTCCCGCTCGGGCTGCAACCAATTGTCCCTCTCCCGTCATGTAATTAAACATATTTCCAGATCGCTTAGTAAGTACCTGAAATGTATGCTTCGGCTGTATTGCGACGGAATGAATCACCTGATCGCGCCATTGACTTTCGATGCCTTCGTGAAATAGATCTCCCATAGAGCAGACGAATATTCTTTTGCCTTTCTTGCCCCGGATCGGTTTATAAAGAGAATCAAGATTCGCTCGGACACCGAAGGGATTGTGATGTTGATAATGCTTCGCGCCCATTAACTTCAGTCGATTCGCCATTTCCTTCGCGTAGCAATTCAGGCACCCCGTTGATATCTTGGTGCATCCTGTCACCGGGTTCCATGTCTCATCTGTCCATTCGATATTAGTTTTATTCATATTCCACTCTTGCGGTTAAAATGCTTCACAAATCCCGCTATCACATAAGCACTAAGAGTGATAGTTCCGTAGCCGTGCTGAAAAGCATGTGTGATGATTACAGCGGATATCAGTAACCAAAGGATTATCACCCCGTATGTTTTACTCATCTGGCACCTCGAAAAACATTTGCTGACCTTTTAATTCTCTGAATGGCAGGGCTATCGGATTCGCTAATAGCCAACAATACCCCGCCCTATCATTCCAGACGTTATCTTTTACTTTCGGATCACTGGAATGAAAACAATCAATGATCTCAACAGAGCCGATGATGCCTCCCCGCTTTGCTAATTCTGAGGTCTCCTTCGAATCATAATGAAAGTTATCAAAGCGAGGATCGTTCCTGATCAGCAAATTATGCCGAAGATCCCGTTGCTTTCCTACGTGAATAAGTACCCGACCTCGGATGCGCGTATTCCATGTTCTATTCTCAATATCCTTTCCGAGGTGAAGAATTGCAAAGCCCCATGGTTGCCTGATTGAGACTGCTTTCATAATCCCCTGCTCCTTTCCCACTGGTGAATCAAGAATTGTTGATTTGCATCAGCATTTTTCTGACTCTCAATTGAGTTGTTTTTGAATCCGATCGGTTTCTGATCAGCCAACCGATCGCGCTTGATTTTTCGCGCATCATCGTAAAGAGTCTTGATGATGGGATTGTCTTCTGGATTAATCTGTATCACCTGATTCTCTTTTGTTAAAAAGCAGTTAACGTGACGGGAACAATAAACTCTCTGCGATTTTTACCGCTACATCCCAATTCACCAATAACAAGAGTTTTTCCCCTTAGACTGTCAGCATAATTCTCAAGAGCCTCTTCAGGTGTATTCCCATTGCCAAATGTGGCAGTTAGGACACTATCACATTTTATACCCGAGCTTTCAAACGAAGCATACCATCGCGAAATATCTCTGCAAGATGTTGGTCTGTTGAGTATTTCTATCTGCGCTTTGGTGATGTCTGATAATTCCTGTAATGTCATTTTATCCGACCCCTTTATTTAATAAACAGCAATGCCCCGGTCGCTGTTACCTTTGCACTTATGTGAAAGACGAGCCGGGGCATTGACTAAAACTGATCGTACAAAGGTAACGATCATAATATAAACCCAATCTTTCACAAAATCAAGCTCTAAACGATCTTGTACGAAGCCTCAACCGTCTGCTCTGCTCTATAAACCTTCATATCATGTGAAAAGCATTTGAGAGAAAAGCTGTCAACACAGATTGCATTACATGTTGCTCCACTACTATTCTCGAACCACGGGAGCTTGCAATGAATCATTTTATGATTATTAATATCTACAAACAACTCCCTATCTTCTATTTCCTGAAACGTCACGACGCTTGGCATTCCTGCGACCTTACTCATTTCCGACCCCTTAAATTAATTCTGCTTGCATTGGTTTTTTATCTAAAGCCCGATTCGCGATATCTTCTTTCGAAACGAGCATTTTAGCCATATGTGAATCCAGACTTCCGTCGAGTACCAAGTACTGAACCAGCACACCTTTTGTTTGTCCGATCCGGTGGCATCGATCCTCAGCTTGCGCCATGTTCGCATGTGTCCAGTCCATCTCGGCAAATATAACAACGTTGGATGCTGTTAATGTAATTCCCACCCCTGCAGCCTGAATTTGTCCGATGAATACCCTACATTCCGGGGTTTCCTGAAAATAATCAACGCTGTCTTGCCTCTTACTTCCGGATGTTGATGTTTTACCAGTGAGAACCGCGCTTCCCGGAAATTGCCTGATCAGCTCATCCAGTATCACATGATGATGAGCGAAAACGACAACCTTTTTAGTCTCGAGCAATACTGATTTTA